TTGATCAGCTACGATGAGACGAAAATCCTCCTCTATGCAAACTCTTCAATTTGTCCCATTGGCGCTGAAGTCGAACACTCGACAGATCCGGCAACCGGCGAAGAACGTGGGAGCCTGAGCATGACGGAAAGCGGCTTCAACCTTTCGATCAAGCGTCTTACCGTATTCATGGAAGTGCTGGTTGACGGCAGGAACCCGCGATCGCCGCACAAGGCAGCCTTCCGGGTCGGCGAACTCACCTTGACCGCACAGCAGGCTTTCTGGCGCTATCTGAAGGACAAGCACCAGCTGTCCCCCAAGGCGATATCGATTTACATGGCAACGATCGCCGCCGCGATCAACAAGGCAACAGAGCCGTACATAGACGATGTTGACGGCACTGAACGTGAAATCCGAATTCTCAGCCATGGCATCAGGGTTTCCGCGAACGTACGCGAAATAGCAGATGCGATCGGCGAGTCCGCTGGTCCGCGCCACAAAAAATCTTCTCTTATCTTGCCGACGTTCAAGCAAATGGCGGAAGCGATCGACTCCATTCCCGATCAGAAGCGCTACGAACACGCCTTCCGTTATTTCATCGTCGCGCTGAACACATGGGCACGCCCGGAAGCAGTCCACGACCTGAATTTCTTTCACCAGATCAACTATGAATACGGCATTGTTGATCTAAACCCCGCCGACCGGGAACAAACAAAGAAGCATCGGCCGATCATTCACCTGACAGAAAGTCTCAAGGCGTGGGCGCTCTACTGGAACGAACCTTATCCGATCACCTGGCGCGGCGAGCGCGCGAAGTCGGCGAAGAAGACGATCAAATCCGCATGGAGGGAAGCCGGTTTTGAAGCACGCAGTCGCTACGATCTTCGCTCGTTCATGTCGACACATGCCAGGCGCCTGGATCTCGGTGGCGGCAGACGCATGGACAGCGAGCAGAAATCAATTTGGCTAGGCCACAAGCTTGCGGCCGGTTCATCGACATCCGACTTCTACATGGAACTTGATCCAGACTATCTGCAGGAAGCCATGGAAGCCACGGACCGGATCATTCTGGAGATCAACCATCACCTGAAGAAACGCTCACTGATCGCGCCCACGGTCGAGGTTCGGCAGGGTCTGACAGTCTATAAGGGGAACAAATCCTGACGTTTGCGCCCACAGACGGGCTGTCTTTGGTTCTTTGATATCGCTAAGTCATTGGGAAAATGGTCGGGGCAGCAAGATTCGAACTTGCGACCCTCTGGTCCCAAACCAGATGCGCTACCAGGCTGCGCTATACCCCGATCCGTTGATTTGCAAGGGTTTATCCATCTCAGAGGCCGCCGTCAAGCTAGAACAGACCATGAAAATCTGTCCTTTGTGGACAAAGTCTGACAAATGAGTCCTGAAATAGTCCTGAAATTCGTTCACGGACTGTTCTCGCCTTCTTCCTAATTGTCCGACGCTTCGTTCAGCAGTGGGTGTTTGAAATTTGCGATAATCAACTCGCCGACTTCCTTTGCCGATGTCTCAGAGATCGAGTAAGTCACCCTCACCTCTTTCAATGTGAAGCCGTCAAAGTCCTCGCGGATTTCCGGCGTGTCGTTGATCGAAACGATCATTTTACCGTCGACCCCTCCCATCAGTTCGGCCCGGCGCTTGAAATCGGATCTGGAAAACATCTCCTTGCCATAGTCATTTTCGCAGCCGAAATATGGCGGGTCGCAATAGAACAGCGTTTCCGGCCGATCGTAACGCGGAATGAAATTTTCGAAGGAAAGGTTCTCGATGACAACACGGGCCAGGCGCTCGTGCACCTCTTCAAGCATCGGCGAGATCTTGTTCAGATTGAAAGTTGCCACGCCACCGCGAGAAATTCCGAACGCCTGCCCCGTCACCTTGCCGCCGAAGGCCGTGCGCTGAAGGTATAAAAAGCGTGCCGCCCGCTCCAGGTCCGTCAGTGTTGCCGGGTCCGTGCGCTGCAGACGTTCAAACTCGCGCCGGCTGGTGATCTGGAATTTCAGGCAGTCCAGGAATTGAGGATAGTGCCGCTGCAGGATCCGGAAAAGGTTCGCGACATCGCCCGAAAAATCATTGATGACCTCGCATTTCGGCACATAAGACCGGCGCAGGAATATCCCGCCCATCCCGACAAACGCCTCGGCATAGGTGCCGTGCTCGATCGACGAGATCAACTTGACCAGGCGCTTGGCCAGATTACGCTTGCCGCCCTTCCAAGGTGCGACGGGCTCGATACCAGTGCTCTCACGCTCACCGAACAGGTTTGACTCCATAAAAAATGCCTTCCAAAAGTACCGCCTCTGCGGGCACGCAGAATCGGTCCTTCGGGACCGATCGTGGGGGCGATGGAATGCTAGTCACACATCGGCCGGCGTTAGTCTTGTGGGACTGCCGGTATTCGGAGCGTTGGCGCGCTCCGGATCTCCCGCGTCAGCAGCGGGAAGCTTGCTTCACAAGTCGAATGTTCCGGGCTAGGGTGCGCCCGATTTCAACCTGAGATTTTGTTTTTAGGAGTGCCGGATGGCAATGATCATGGTTGAGGCCGAATTGACCAAGCAGAAGGTCAAGGAGACCTTGGAAACACGGGGCGTGATTTCCGCGCTTGAAAAACACGAGTCGAATTCCGTCTCCGGGGAACCGCACGTCACGATCCTGAATGGCGACGTCAAGGGCAACGATCACCACATCCTTCTGCAGATCAATCCGGACGACAATGACAAGCCTTCAGGCGGCGCTCTGGTCGGCTTCAGGGAACTTGCCGGCGCCCTCTATCAGGCGCTGGATTTCGATCGGCAATCTCTCATCTGGTCACAATACGACCAGGAGGACGAGGGCGAGCAATTCGGACCGCTCCTGACCAGGTCCGGCCTGAGTTTCGGTCCGCTCGATCCTGTCTCGATCATGGAAACCCACCGCGACGAGGCCAAGGCCCTGGTCGATGCGCTTGAAGGTGCAGTCAAGATGCTGCGGGCGGATATCCCGCGCTATGACACATGGTTGAGAGCCAACCGCCAGGCCAATGGTGAAAGCGACGACTGACTTTTTTCACCCCCTGCCCTTGCGCTGCAGCTGATTTCGCTGCGCCGGAACAATACGGGAACAAAATTCAGGATCCGGCATGGCACGGCGAAGCGATCGAAGGACCATCAACAAAGATCCAGCCCTTGAACAACTCGGTTCCGGCCGCTCCGGCGCGGTCCAGGTCATGCGCCAGGCAAAGATCGGCTCGCCGGAATACAAAAGCGCCGGCTATGTTGCCGACGCTATTGATGATCTTGCCGAGAAACTCACCGGTGACCGGACGCATTTTCATGCGCGGCCGGCGTCAACGGCTCCGTTTTTTTATTATTGAATTTTCGAGAACGAGGTCCAGATTGGTGTTTTGGTACTTGTTATTTGAAATGGTGAAACCTATACGGATTTCACAGGTGAAATAATGAGTCGCAACTATATTAAATCATTAGACGGCGTCAGAGCACTGGCGGTCACTAGTGTTATCTTATTTCATTTCGATCAAAACCTGCTTCCCGGTGGTTACCTAGGAGTCGACATTTTTTTTGTACTGTCGGGATATCTGATGGCGCAAATTGTTTTGTCTCGAAGTGATGTTTCGGCGTTAGACAGTCTCCTTGCAACGTTAGCTCGTCGCTTTTCTCGACTACTACCTGGTTTATTCCTATGTGTCATGACTACTGCTGTTGCGACTGCGGCGCTGATTCCGAGCGCAAAGGATGCTCTTAAAACTGGCAAAAACGCACTGTTTGGTGCTTCCAACATAAGGCTGCTTGCCAAAGCACGTGACTACTTTGGTTCGGACAGTGCACTCGATCCATTTACCCATACTTGGTCACTCTCTGTGGAATGGCAGTTTTATCTGGTCTTTTTGCCGTGCAGCTTTCTGGTGTTTTCGTCGAGGCTCAGCATGGGATTGGCGGCACTGTTCGCAGGCTCGATTTCTTTGATCGCCTTTGTTTTGTTCGCGGGGTCAGCACCAGATGCGACATTCTACCTGCCCTTCACCCGGTTCTGGGAATTTGCTGCCGGAGCTTTGGTCGCCTGTGTTCCACTGTATATTAAATTGCCACGACCGATTGTTGAAACGGCACATTTTTTCTTTCTTTGTACAATAGCTGTAGCTTTGGGTTTTCCTGATCTTATTGGTTATTTGAACGTAGTTACAGTTGTTGGATCGAGTGCGTTGTTTTTATTGGTTGCGAGGGAGCGGACTTTGACCACGACGATGTTAACAATCCCGATTGTTCGCTGGATTGGAGACCTTTCGTACTCGCTCTATCTTTGGCACTGGCCAGTGATCGTACTGGCCGTGTGGCTTGACATCTTTTCGCCGGCTACGTGGTTGCCGTTGATTGCTTGTATTTTCGCTCTTTCAGTTGGCTCTTACTATGGTTTTGAGAAGCCGATCAGGGCGTTTGCAAGAGGAAAAAGTCCAACTTTGGTCTTAACGACAGGCAGCGGTACAATTTTAGCTGCTGTCGTGTTGCTCACTATTGTGCCGTCAAAGCAATTTTACATACGGCACCACCAGCCAACCACGCTTGGTCCTGTACATAACGAATTAGACTGCCATTTACCAGTTGGTCCGTCGCCAATGGAAGCTTGTCTGACGCGGACAAATTTGAATCAGAAGCATGTGTTTGTCGTGGGTGACAGTCACGCAGGAAATTTGGTGCCAAGTATAGACCAAGTGGGACAAAAGCACGGGTTCGCATTGCGCTACCTCACAGATCGAGCATTGTCCTTCGATATGTTGGGATGGGAAAGCTGCGGCGGCACGGTTTGCGCCGTCGACGAGTCGCGCACTCGATTGGAGTTTCTGCTGCGTGAGGCTCAGCCGGGCGACGTTGTGATTTTCGCACTCGCCCGAGACAAACTGCTGAAAGAGCCTTTCAACGGTTCTGCACGGTTAACTAGCGTCCGTAATAAGGAACAAGCGTATCTCTCACGTAGTTTGGAAAACTGGACACGCCAGCTCACTGACGCAGGCATCCACTTCCTAGTAGTAGACGACATTCCAAAGTTGTGTTCCGAGAAGGATTTTGCGATTTCGCATGCAACTGGCGCATTTGAAAGGTGCACTGTATCACTGCCGCATAGCATTGAAGACCGCCAAGCACTTACTGCTGCTTATGAAGGGGCTATAAAAGCAGGTGCGTTTTACTTGGATCCGCACAATGAATTTTGCGATAGTGAGTACTGTGCGGTACTTAGTGCAAATGGGCAGATATTGTATTCTGACTCATCACCGCACTTTAATAAATACGCACCCACACCGCTCATTGATTTTTTTGAACGCGAGTTTTTGAACATACCTGGTTTAATTAATCAGTAACGCCCCTCACCACATCCGCGCCGCGATCTGCCGTTCTTCCGGCCCGACGACCTGAGCATAGATCGCGGTTGTTTTCATAGCACCTGTTTCAAATCAACGGCTTAGTTTGAGGGTGTTCCACGAACAATCACCGTTTCGATGTAAACTGCAAGTATCTTTTGGCTCTTCAACTGTTGACTGCGCCTTCTCGCCGCATATTGTCATTTGCGCCACGGATGGATGAATTGACTGCGACTGGTTGAGATTATGACTGATGTAAGTTTGCCAACTGACAAACCAACATCGCCTGATGTGCATAGCGACACTTTAGCGCCGGCGACGGCTTTCAGCCACCTTGCCCCTCAACTCGTTTTTTTATTATCACCTTTCGGCATGTCCGGATCAAACTACGTTCGCAATCTCATCCTCAAGGCAAAGATTTGTGACGTCCCTTCAAATCCGCTTATCCGAAAGGAAGACTGGTTCATTCATGGATCAGATCATTTAACGAACTATATTGCCACTTTGGGTCAGTTTTGGACCAACGCGTTTGGCGACGGGCTTTCGGAAGAGATAAGTACCACAAAAGCGGAGATTTTAAGCCGGTTCGGCGAAGCCCTCACGAACATCGCAACGGAGGGCAACCGAAAAACAACCATCATCAAAACGCCCAGCACAAAGAACCTTGAAAACGTCCACCTCTTGTTTCCAACAGCAAAGCTAATCTTTCTAATTCGCGATGGTCGAGATGCATGCGTTTCACGAATGGCCGCTGGTTATGACAAAGAACTAGAGGAGAGTTTTCGCTTTTGGTCGGTTAGGTCGCGCCACATGCTAAGGTTTGCCGAGCGGGCAGCACTTAGAAAAACCGATGATGTCCCACTTTGGATCCGGTATGAAGATGCCGTGCGAGAACCGATCCAGCAAATACAACGGGTCGCAAATTATTTGGGCGTGCAATTAGAAACGCCAAACGACCTAGTCGCAGAGAACTTACCAATCTATGGCTCCTCCGAGTTTGGGCACAACAAGGATGGCACCTTTACGAAGGTCAACGTTGAACGCCCGGTAGACTTCGACCCAATCGGCCGATGGAAAGTTTGGCCTCGAAGCACGTGCGAGTTGTTCCATGAAGTCGCCGGAAGGGAATTGATGGACCTTGGCTATGAGCCTGATGAGTATTGGAGCACGCTGTGTGAAGATTAAGCCTAGAGACCTGCTTGATGTGTTTAGCGCCAGTCAGAAGCGCTGAAGCGTACACGGCCTGATAGTTTGAGAAGCTGTAAGTTATTGCGAGTGGCACAACCGGATCCTGTTTTTAGTCTCGTCGTCAAGAAAATAACCCCCGTCGTGATTCCATCCGACGGAAATTCCAAGCGGCCTCAGTTTCTTGCGCAGAAGACAGATATGAACCCGCACATTTTCCAGACCCGGCCCACCGTCCTCCCGATCGCCGTATAGATAGGTGTGCAACTGTTCGCGGGTCGCAGCCTGCCGTTTCATAAGAAACCGGACCATACGCGCCTGAATGTGTGTCAGATCCCATTCAGGAGGGAACATCGTTTCCTGATCGGCAATCAGTCTTCGCAGCTGCGCAATCTCTGCGTCCTTGACGTCAAGCTGATCACGAAGCCGTGCATTTTCGGAAGACAGGTCCATCATAGATCAAACCGTGACGTACTTGGCTGTGAGGTAACTGTTGATGCTGGCGACTTCGGCCGGGCTGAGTGCTCGTGAGTAGAGCCCTGCCGCTGCTATATGCATGTTTGCTTTGGAGTTGTTGGACAGGCCTTTGTTGATCACAAAGCCGTCGTTTGCCGCTGGGTCTGCGGTGTTCCATGTTTTGTTGCCGCTGGCGATGACGGAACCATCTTGATAAATGGTATAGTCACCGTTCACCGCCAGCACGGCGCACAACACGGTCCAGCCTTGCCCGACGATATTGACGCCTGTGTCGACAGAATTAGAACCGCCCCAGCCATCAATCAGAACCTTACCTGTGTTGCCGATGACAATGCCCCAAGCTTCGTTCGAAGCGTTGTTGCCATAGTGGAAGCCCGTATATGAACTGTTGGCACTATCATACTGGACGACAAGGAACATGGTGCGCGCCGCAGAGCCTGTCGGGAAACCAGACGGGGCTGCAAGCTCGAGGTGAGCGCCACCGCTAAAGCCACCGGTATCAAATGAAGGTGCTCCGGACGGTGTGCCCGACGCTGAATAATCCCAATCGCCAACAACCGTCGGTGTGTTGCCTTCCGGCGACTGATCCGCCCAAGTGTTGAGATGCGTGTCGGTGTCTTTGAGCGTAACGCCGAGGTCACTTTCAAGATGAAGAACACGACCGGATGTGACCGGCAGACCGCCAGACGCGGCTGTTGTGAATGTGGCGGATGTGACCAGGTTGGAGCGGTTCGGAGGGCTCGCCGCGTCTTCATGCACAAAATGAACTTTGTATGCGGTGGAAGCAGAGAGCCCGGTCTGGTTCGGAATTGACTGGACACCTGCGGAAGAGACGCCCTGGTTATTGCTCACCGTTGCCCCGGTTCCCGCGACAACATCATCATCGCTTGGCGTGGCAGCTGCCGGGTAGATGCCCCAGCGCAAAACGCCGTTGCCTTCGTCCGTGGAGACCCCCAGGTTCCGCGCTCCCGTCGCACCATCCGCCAAGCCTGTCGGCAGGGAGAGAATGGGTGCCGTGGTGTCTCCACCTCCCGACGCTGCCGTGGTCTGGGTGACCGTCTGCGGAGTGGCAGGCCAGAAGTTGTTTGCCGATGCCGGCAGGATATGGACCGTGTACTGCGTCCCTGCGGTCAAACCTGTAACGTTCTTGCTGTGCGACGTGCCGGTGATGTTCTCGACCGCCACCATGCGGGAGACTTCGCCATTGTCACGTGCGGCCGTGCCCGCCTCCACAAGGATCCAGGCCTTGCCGCCCGAGACACTCATGTCGAAATCAAGTTGGAAGCCCGTTTCGGTCACATTGGTGATCTGGATGTTGGATGCCGCCGCAACGGTCATGTCATACGGGGGCAGGATGCTGCCAGCGTGGTCGCTCCAGAAGTTTTCTGCAGTATCCAGGAAGTTCCACGCAAGGTGCATGCCCGACCAGTTGTCTTCGAGCGGGTAGTTGGCCTGTGCTTTCCGGGTGTATTCCGTCAGAGCGTCAAACTGAGCCAGTGCAGTCGCATTGCCGCTGCTGTTCAGCAGGTTATGGAGAAACAGGACGTGCGCACCGTATCTGTTGGCGTCACGATACTGAGTTGAGGCGCTTTCAATCCACGCATAGATATTGTCTGCGCCAGAAACGCACCAGGTGACGTTGCCCTCGACAACAGGATAGGCTGACTGGAAATAAACATCGTCACTGGCCGCGAACGGCGGTGATGGCTCTGCGTCGAGGGTCAAAGTCAGGTTCGAGTCACTGGACGAAATCTGATCGTCGGTCGTGTCCAGAACAATCGCGCTGGCACCGTCATTGCGACGGGTCACCCGGCCGACCGGCTCCATCTTGATGCGGAATGGATCAATCAAGGCGCTGGGGATGCCATTGACGACGAGTGTAGTACCGCTAGACGACACCACTTGCCGGATACGGGTCTGAGCGCTCTTCGTGCCGTTGTCAGTGTGCCATGTCTGCATCTGCGCAGCTTGATCAGCGGTGATCCGGAATACCTGGTTGAAGTTTCCGCCATGATCGGCAAGCAGCGTCGCGAGTTCAACGGTCTTGCCAGTGGCAACAAGATAGAGCGCCTTGAACGACAAACCTGCATTGAAGTGCCCGCCGTCTTCGCGGAACTTGATATTGAGGCCCTTGCGCGGGTCCAGCCATTGCTTGCCCCACTGCATGGCACGCATGCCGAGCGTATTGCGTTGCTCCTCAGTGATATTCGTGGACATGAGCAAGCACAGGACGACGTGCACCAGCCGGTTAAACTCGCGCCCATAGTTCGAAGACGTGGCGCCGGTCACCCTTGAGGGCATGTACATTTCGAAGTTCGGATACGACAACCCGGCATCGTCGGTGAAGCCATAAGCGAAATTCAAGCAGTCCATGGCGTCCAGAACGTCCTGAACATTCGGCACGGCTGAGTTGATGGTGTACTTGTCCAGGTTCGCCAGGACCGTGCTCAGGTTATGGCTGTCCCACCGAGGCGTGCCACGTCCGGGCCACTGAATGACGGCGGGGCCAAGGCTGTTGGCGGGTGGAGCATTATCCACGCACACCAGGGCGACACAGTTTTCAAAAAGACCCCACCGCATGTTTCCGGTGGTATTCATGACCTCCAAATTTCCCTTGGATTTGATCAGGATGTCACCGGGGTTCAGGGTGAGTGGGAAGTCAGGTTGCCCGCCGTACTTTTGCGGGTCCCCAACGTCCGGATAGTCGTCGTCGTAGAGAAATGCCTGCTTGCCGCTGCCGCCTTCCTGATTGTAGCGTCCGTCAAGGTTCCTGCGGCGGTCCTCATACTCAAGGTTCAGCTGCGCACCGTTGACGTCGCCGCCATCGAACGTGGTAACTGCAGGTGTGACGCTGGTAATGACAGTCTGACCGACAACATAGTGAATATTCGGATCGTCTGCGGAACCGGCAGTACGCGCAGCCTCGAAGTTGAAGGTCACGTCATCATCACCGACGGATGTAACACCCGACGCGGCAGCGCTGGAAGTGGCGCTTTCAGTGTTCGATGCAGGAGCTGGATCGACAGAGTTCACGGCCCTGACGCGGAAATCATAACTGGTGTCGGCCTCTGCCATCGTGCGTTCAACGGTGCCTGGTGCAGAAAGGCCCAGAGAAACCCACGTGTCATTGCCATTGATATCGTATTGGTAATCGGTGATGGACGCGCCGCCATCATCTGGCTCGTTCGTGATGGTGAACGCGACAGTCTGGTTTCCGGTTCCGGTATCAACGCTCCAATCGGCGTCAACCATCGCGGCGGGTGCAGTCGCTTCCAGGATGTCATTCACCTGAATGGTGAACAGCTCATCATGACTGCCTTCACTGTTGCTCGCCCGGATCGTGACGTTGTGGCTGGTCTTCGCCTCGTAATCGAGCGCACCATCAAGGATCAGGTTCGACCCGCTGATCTCGAACTTGTTGTCCGGATCTGAAACGATGGAAAACGTGGAAGCTGGTGAGCCATCTGCGGCGATCGTCGCGACAACCGAGCCGAGACCGGCGTTTTCATCGACATCCGTTGCAGACAGAATAATGTCCGTCGGCGCAATACTTTCTGCGACATCAATGACGGAGATGATGAATTCCTCATCAAAAAAACCTGCAGCATTCGCCGCGCGGAGTTCGACCGTATGTTGAGTGTCCGTTTCAAAATCGATCGCCTGATCGAGAACCAGATTGCTGCCCTCGATCCGGAACTTGCCATCCGGATCTTGAACCTTCGAGAATGACCGGGGTCCATCTCCATCAGCGCTGATTGTTGCGATGGCTGCGCCTGGCAAGGCCGTTTCGAGTATGGAGGACGCAGAAAGGCTGATGTCTGTCGGCTTGTTGCCCGCCGGCGGCGCGCTCGAACCGTTTCCGCCAAAGAGCACACCCCGACCGAAGCGGGTGCCGCGCATGGAAACCCGGCCATGAAAGGTGCCGTTCATGACTTGACGACCGAGACCTTGAGCGCGCCCTTGTTTGAAATCGCCCAGACCCGGTCCGTCGGCGTCAGGTCGCTGTATCCGACGGGGCTATCCGCATCGCCCTCAAAGGTGCCATCCCGGTCAAGAGAAGGCGCGGGCAGCGTTGCGGAAAGAACTGTGAAAAAACTTTCCGTCGACCTGGTCGCAATGGTGACATTGGCAGAGCCGTTGGCAACTTCCGTCCATACGCTATCGCTCAGGGTTTCAATGCCTTGAGTGGTCATAAGTCTCTCCATGCGCGCCGAAGGGCGCCTTAGTCAGATGTTTGAAAAGTGAGAGGGATCGCAGGCCGGTTACTTGCGGGGCTTGCCCCACCAGGCCGATTTCACTCGGGAAAGTGTCTCAACGGGATCGCGGGTCGCCCGGATTGCAAAAGCCGTCCAGTTGCGGCCGGTCAGTGCCAGGACTGCCGCGACTGCATTTCCGTAGGCGGCATCAAGTTCAAAGAACAAAATGAGCGGTTCGGCAAAAACCACGGCGGCAAAGATCCCCGCAATCACAGTCAGAGACCGTCCAAGCAGGTTCATGTCGCGCTGCATAAGTGCGCTTAGAAACGCAAAGCCGACGATGACCGCCCATTTGATGACGGGCGCACGGCTCGCCCATTCAACCCAATCGCTCATTCTTCGCCTCCGAATCCTGCCTTGATGTCGTCGTACCAACCGGCACACCGGGACACCCGAGCATTGGCCCGGCCGAGCGCCTGGTCGGTGCGGATCAGTGCGACGTCGAGCGGTTCACCGGCACGAACACCGGAGCGCTCGCGGTGCCGGCAGTCGCCCGGATACGTGGGCAGTGCCCTGGTCGCCTTCACCTCGCCCTCGCGCGTTGCCGCCACCTCCAGGCGGTCGTCAACGGTTGCGCAGGCGGTCAACAAGATCAGGCTGCACCACGCAGCTGCTCTCAACAGTCGACACATAGTGTTCCAGCTCCTCTGCAGCGGTTTCGGCATCGGCCTCCGCCTGTTCGATACGGGTGAGATGACGCGCATTCGCGCGATCAGTGACGGCCTTGCGGCGCCTGGTTTCTTCCAGATGGACACGCAGCGACGTCAGCTCGGCGCCGGCGACATATCCATTGACCGCCTTGCGGACTGCGCTGGTCTTGTCGATCTGATGCCAGGTGAAGAGAGCCAGGCCGATGAAAAGAATTCGGCCGGGCCAGGAGTTGAGGAACCGCCAGACAAGGCCCCAAAGGGATGCAAGGACCCGCTTGCCGGCGAAGCCTGCCAGGATGCTGCTGATCATCGCTCGCCCCACTCTTCAGGCGGTTGCTGATCGCGCCGCGGCCATTGCTTGAGAGCCGCGTCCGCCCCGAAGGCGATTGCGACAAAGGCAAAGATCGGCGTGACCAGCATTTCCGCCCACGCGAACGCCTTGGTGTTGCCACCCGAAAGGATGTCGAACCAGCACAGCACGAACAGCATGATAAGCAGCGCGAATGCGGTCTCGCGTTTGTATGTCTTGACCATGGAAACCTCCGTTAAAGCCTGGCGGCCTGGACATGCATCCAGTCGAAATTCCGCTCCCGGCCGAGCGACACCCAGCCCTCGGCCTCCCACGCACGCCAGAAGCCAATAGCGTCATCGAGCGAGAGCCGCGCCTGCGGCCGCTTCCAGGACAGACGGTTTCGGATCGGGTCGAAGTCGATGGCAATGCCCCAGGAATGCATTGAATAGCGCGAGCCGCCACGCATCCGGCGCACGTTCAAGGACCCGCCGAACAGATCGAGGCCGAGCGCTTTCAGTTCGCGGTCGGAGTACAGTCCGCGCACCTTGTGCAGCACTCGCTCCGCGCTGTCGGCGACTTTGGTGTGAAGGGTGATCGAGCGTGCCCGCACGTCTGTATCCCAGGCAAGGCGCATGTCCCAGGGAACCTCGACTCGAGTCTGACTGGTGCCGACAGCTCCATAGTAGGACAGGACATCCTTTTGCCGCGGCCAGATGCTGCGTCGGCCATTGTCAGGCGCATCCTTGTCGCGATCGGGAATGAACCCCTTTTCGTCGAAGGACACCCGCGAACTTGATTCCCGCAACGCCTTGACCGTGGCGTCGTCCGCCTTGTCGGTCAGAGCGAGCCCGCGCGCGGTCTGGAAGCCCCGCAAGGCGTGCAAGGTTTTCGGTCCTATGTGTCCGTCAATCGCACCGCAGGCAAATCCATGGGCCGTCAAACGGGACTGCAACCACTCATTAAACGACAACTTGCTCACATAACCCTCCAGGTTTGGGCATGAAAAAACCCGCCGGCGGCGGGTGATCGAAAACTCAATGTGCTTGGCGCCCTATTCCGGACCGTCTCCGGATACGCCGCCGATGATTTCAAGTGTGCCGCCCGGATCTGGAACCGGCGCCGGCACAGGGTCAGCCGGAACAGCACCCTCGGCGTCAGGGGTCGCAGGCGCGTCAGGGCTTTCCAAACGGTCATCACTGCCCGCGCCGCTGTGAGGCTGTTCCAGCTGCAGGGACGTCATCGAGCCCCCGTTGCGGTTCGCTGAGTGCGTTACCGACGTGATGCGATAGGTTCCGTCCACACCCGGGCGCGTGCCGGTCAGTGTGAAAAGTCCCTCAGCTTGTGCCGACGGTTCCAGATCGAGCCGGACGCTGCCTTCACCGGCCTTGCGCTCGCTCTCTTCCTTGCGCGCCTCGGCAACATTTTCGGCCTGCTTTTTATCGTGTACGATATTCCGGATGACGTTGGTCGCCTCTGCCCGCTGACCGGCTTCGCCCGCCTGGGAAACATGCTTGAGAACTTCACCGGCCTGGCGATCGAAGTAAGACACCTCGATATCCATGAACACCGAACGATTGACGATCGGCTCAATATTGAAGTCGATGACGTTGCCAGTGCCGCTGGCGTCCATGGCAAAGATTCCGGAGATCTGGGGCAGTCCGTAGTCGATGCCCAACTTGATCAGGGCCGCGTCCGTGCCGCGCAGTTTGAATGTGCCGCCGAGCTCACGGGCGAGGCGTTCACCGATATGCAGAAGGCTTTCACCGTCGGCCGCCAGATACTCCCGCTGGATGCCTGCGAGCGCCTGGTCGATCTTCAGATTGAAGCCAGCCTTGCCGGCGACTTTCTGCAGGAACGATCCGACGGTGCCGTCGTCCTGATGAAGGCGTTGCGGTTCCTTTGCCTTGCCGCGAATGTCGAACCCCTTGGCCGTGACCGACAGCGTCATGCCGGCACCCCTGCTGCCGCTCGACTGCGGCTTGTCGACGATACCGTCAAAGACACGCACGCTATTGAGGAAAACGGCGACCTTTGACCCTTTCTGCGGCAGCTTGATCTGGCCGCCAGTGTCGTCCAGGACAAGCTGACAGCTGTCTGAAGAGGACCCGGCCTTGTCCGTTACCGTGATCGAAATCAGATAGTTCGCGAAGGCGCTCGCCATTGACTGACCGTCAATGACCACGTCCCAATTTGTTTTCCATGCCATGACGTCAACCGAACAGGGTAACGACCTGGCGCGGTGCCTGCGGCTGCGGCGCCGGCAGATCAGGCAAGGTCACCGCTGTACCGCTTGCAATGAAGGGCGACGTGACATCCGGGTTAAGCGACATGGTTTCCTCGATAAGGCCGAGACCGCGCAGGCCATACTGACGCCAGAGCAGAAGGTCGAGCGTGAGATTGTCGCCAATGACATTGATCAGTGTCGGCATCGGTTACCCCAACAGATTGAAGATTTGCAGCAGCGAAGGAATGACCTGCTGCATTGTCGAGCGATCGGGCGGGACTTTCTTGAGCCGGATCGTGTAGCGGATCTGCGCGCCTATTCCGTCCCGCAACAGATCGGAATGCCTCTCCTGCAGGGACATGATTGCGAAGGTTCCAAGCGGTGTCCCATCGCCGCGCATGACAGGCAGCGCCGCCCCGCTGGTCATATGCCCCCGGATCATTTCCAGTTCCGTCAGGCCGCCGATCTTCGCCGGCAGAAGATGACCTCTCAAGGTCAGATAGTCGTCGCCCTCCCCCATGAATTCGGCGTTCTTCAGGCCGTTCAGAAGCGGCTTGGTTGCCCAATCGGCAGACGACCGTCTTGTCACGTTGTTTGCCGAAAACGGAAAAGTGTCGATCTGAACCGCGCCGATCATGTAAAGCATATCAAGCCCCCGCCCATTCGCCGTCCGCCTGCAGGCCTTCCAGCGTTGATTTCAAAGAGCCGCCTATCTCCCGGGCGATCTGCGCCGCGTTCGAAGCCTCGTTCACCGTGATGGATGCATGCACCGTGACGTTTGGCTGCGACGGGTTCGTCACCCGAACCTCCTGAACACCGCTTGGCCTCGTGACCAATGGCGTCCCCTCGGAGCCCATCTTGTGCAGGTTGTCCAGACGGCTGCCTTCCTTCGCCGGCGGGTTTGCCTTCAACTTGTTTTCCATCTCCTGCAGAACGTTGAACCCTTTCATCGGGTCGAAACGCTTGGCGGTTTCCGGGTCGGCCATATTGGTCTCGGTGTTCTTGACACCTTCCTGCGACAGGCCCAGACCAGCCGCGGATTTCAGACCGAGCAGCAGGCCCAGAAACGGAGACTGACGGGCCGAGGCTTTTAGTGTGCTGCCGGCTCCAAGAAGCGCCTTGAGAAAGCCGCCCTTGCCGCCTGCCTTCTTGCCGGACAGGGCATCGGTCGCCGAGCCGAGAGACGTGACCGCCTTTGCAAGACCGGCGATGCCGACAGCGCCGACCCCGGCGAACTTCGCCAGGCGGCCCAGGAACTTCAACAGCCCCCATGCAGGCTTGATACCGCTCAGGAACAGGAGCGCGCTGCCGAGCATCCGGATCGGTTTTAGGATCAGCGAGACACCCATGGCACCGACGGCAAGGATCGCACCATAGGACGCGGTTGTCTGGACGGCTGATTTGACAGCGCCATGATCAAGACCAAGGAAGCTTTCAAGGCCGCTGACAGCCTTACCGATCTCGCGTGTGAACGATCGCAGATCATCGCCCATCTTGCGGAACTTCTCGAAAGCAGCGCCCATGCGCTCGGTATCGGAGACGAGCTCGTCCGTGCGCCCGAACAGTGCGTCCCAGAGCCGGTCTATCCCGGCGGCAAGACCGCCGTCACCGGAAAGACCAAGCCCTGTCAGGAAACCCTGCATGCGAGCGCCGATCTGGTCGAACACGGTCACACGCTGCCCGAGGCTGGTCAGGGTGTTCGAAATCCGCTCGGCTGCGTCGACGATCGGCGGCAGCAGCTGCGCACCGAGATAAGCTCCGGAGTTTTCAAAGATGCGCTTCAGACGCTTCAGTTTCTCCTCGGACGTGTTCGCGAAGATTTCAAAGGTCTTGTCAACCGACCCGGCAAACTTGCTTGTGTCGCGCAGGAGCTCGAGGCGGTCGACGATCTTGTCGATATTGTTGGCAATTGCCGACGCGTCGTCCTGGTACTCAAGACCGAAGAAATCAATCAGCAGACCCGACCGTTTCTCGACATCCATCTTCTGAACGACCTTGAAGAAATCGCGCATGGCATCGACAGGTGTCTGGAAGAATTGCTTCTGCAGCTGTTTCGAATAGCCCTTGCCGGCGAAGGTATCGAGCGTCTTGACCACTTTTGTTTTCGACGTCAGCGCGCTCAGCTTGGCCATCATGGCATTCATGCCCGTGCCGGCTTTCGATGATTCCAGACCGATCTCGTTAAGGGTCGCACCGAACGCTGCCATTTCCTGACCGCTGATGCCGTAGGCCTTGGCCGATGCCGACGTGCGCAGCAGGAAGTCGATCAGCTTGCGCTCTGATGTCCCGGCATTGTCAGCCGTGAAGTTGATTGCGTCGGCCAGGTCCTCCAGTCCGGGGATTGTTAGACCGAGCGCGTTCTTAAGCTGCGACAGGCTGTTGGCCGTTTCTTCCGCGCCCATGTCGAAACCGATCGACGCCTTGCTGCCGAGCTTGACGAACCGGTCAAGATCCTTGTTGGCAATTCCAAACTGTCCGGCCTGCGCATAGAGCGTGGCGATTTCAACGGCAGATTTTGCGCCCTTCTGATTGGAAAGGCTGATAATCCGCTTTTCCGTTTCCTTCAGTTGAGCGTTGCTCAGGCTGGTCTTTTTCGCAACGTCGGCCATCGCGGTTTCCAACCGCATCGCACCACCGAGAGTGCCGCGCATGGCTTCCCTGACGCCCAGGTAGGCAGCGCCGAGCGCCAGCAGGTTGCGGGTCACTCCCATGATCGGGGCCTGCAGCGCACGTTGCGAGCGGTTGAAACCGTTGCCTGCGCGCCGCAGCCTTCCGAGCGTGCCGATCACACCTCGTGCCGGTCGCGACACCCGGTCCTGAAAACTTGCAATCAGTTTGGAATGAAGGACGCCCATTTTCAGCCCTGCTGTTTCAACGTTTTCATGACGCGGGAAATTGCCTCGACCTCGCGCCTCGCCTCACTCAGGCGATACGTGTTGATGGTTGGTCGGGGCGTGTTTGTGTAGTGGGAGATCAAGACGGCGACTTCCCGCCAGCCGCCGCCTAGTTTCCCAGCCAGTCCGCTGTCGCATCGAGAATTAAATTGAAGTCACTGGCGGCGATGCGTCGGAAGTCCGCATAGTCCAGACCGCACATGGCCGACAGCACCAGCGCGGTTTTCTTGGCTTCGCCACCGCCTGCCTCTTCCGCATCGATCGCATCACCGACCTCCGGCTCACGAAAGACAAGCGAGGTAAGAATGGTCCCGGCCTGGTTTGTCAACGGACGCTTCAAAGTGATCGTTATGACGCTGCCGTCTGTTTCTTTGGGCGCATGGGGCGCCTGAGGCGTTTGGGGCGCTAGGGGCGTTTGGGTTTTGGTGTTCATGGTGAACTCATGGTCTTGTGAAAAACCCCGCAGGACGCGGGGCAAGGAAGGTGTTCAAAAAGAGCGGTCAAATACCGAGAGCGGTGCGGACCCCAGCTGTGTGATCCACTCCACCGGTCCGGATGATGCCGTTCCAGAAATCCCAATGGAAAAGCTCTTCACCATTGTGGACGAGCTCGTAAAACGTCACCTCTTTCAGGACATGGTTGCAGCCCTGGAATTCGGTCGGCGATGTTTCGTCCGGCTCCCACTGAGACACGGACCCCTCGATGACAGCGCGATGCGCGACATCCAGGCCGGTGTTCTGATCCTTGTAGGCGGCTGCGAAAACCCAACGGTGACGCTCGCCCAAGAGCCCGAAAATATCGGTGTCGAGACCCTTGACCGCGAAGGCAGGCTGCAGCGCGGCAATGCGCGGCAGATTGAATTCAACTTCACCGATACCGCCGCCAGGGTTATGGCCGGCAGTGGTGAATTCGATCGAGGGCATCGTCAGCTTGTCGATCGTTGTGAACCGCGACGTTCCGTCCTGCTCGGCAAGCCGGACATCGACAGCCGTCAGCGTGTAGAGCTTTTGCATGTTCTGGTTTCCTTGTTGGATCTGGAAAACTTAAGAAGGCAGCGCGTGCCGCTTAGACGTCGTTGGCGAGGCGCTGCGTCAGTTCGTTGACCATCGCGTCGATGGCAGGACGCCAGCGGCGGATCTCATGGCTGGCAACCTTCAGCACCGGGGAAGGCTCGATGCCGACATCGATCTTCAGATGACCGAGACGAATGTTCTCCGGGCTGTTCAGGCTGGCCTTGAACCACTCTGTTTTCTTGGAATGACCGAGAATGTTGCCCTCGCTGACATGATCACGCAGCATGAAGAACAGGGAATTCAGCCAGGCCTCGAGCGTATCCGCGTGGATGCGGCGGCCGAGATAGTTGTTCGTGATCTCGAGCATCTGAGTGATGATGTAGTCGGTTCCGCGCACCTGGTGGATTTGCTCCCAGAGCGTCGACGTCTGGGCGTTATCCGTGCCGATGAATTTGTAACCGCCATCGGCCACGGCTCCGTCAACGCCGGTCTCGCCCTCGGCCACGATGGAAACATTGGCCGCCAACATCTGCTGGCCTTCCGTTGATCCGTCGAGAAGCGAGAACGGGATCTTGCGGCTCAAACCGGCGAGACCATAAAGGAACTGGTTCGCGAACGGGTGGAACGGCTTGCCGCCGCCGGTGTCGTTATCAACCCGCGCCATCAGGCCGGCAACACGGGGCGCCATCGGGACAGTGATCAGATTGCTGTCGCCGTCATAGACCCTCGCCTGTACGCCGATCGGCATCAGGCGTTCGGACGACATGGTCTCCCGCGCGTCGATAGCATTGGCCATGGACGTGCCATCAACGTCGACAGGAGCAACCGCCATGATTTTCGGCAACGCGGCCTGAAGCGCCGTAATGACAGGGCCGACCGTATCAAGGTCAAGACGATAAGCGGTGCTGCCGGCAACCACGATGCGTGGCGTCTTGTTGACGGCCGACGGAATATCCGTGACGCCATCTACGATGGCGGCGATCGCTGCAGCAGTCGCGGCCGCGTCGGCGCCTTCCGCAACACGGACAACGGTCACGTCAGCTCCGGAGTTCAGGCTGGTCAGCTGGTCGTGCATGCCTTTGGCGGCATCCGCGAGCAGTCCCGTTCCCAAGTCAGCCATGAAGGCGCTGTCGCTGGTCGAACCACGCACGGGCGTATCGACCGGGAACGAGGCCGCGGATGCGTCCTCTGATACGTCGATCAGCAGGGCGTGCGAAAAGTCCGCACCAAGCGCGCCCTGAATTTCATCATCAGGACGCGTGAATTGCATTCCGAAGGTAGGTGTCGTCATTGCCCTGGTCTCCTAAGTGCAGGCATTAAAAAACCGCCTTGTCGGCGGCGGTTTCAGTCCGTTGGATGTTGGTTGCAATCAGGCCGGGTCTGGCCAGTGGCTGTCGTCGGTATAGTCAGACGGGATGCCGGCGGAATAAGCCCCGGTTCCGTCTTTCATTGCCCAGGACACCTGCATGATCGTGGTAATCCAAGTCAGGCCCTTTGTGTAAAGCTCGATCATCTGCAGCGGCGTCAGATTGCGGATCTGGTTGTCCCGGTCCCGATAGACCATGACCGGATTGGTTTCGCCGGCGGTAGCAAGTGACTGCGCAGCGATGCTGCTGCCGAGCAACACGGTTTGATCTTGTTGCCGACCTGTGATGGCGATGATCATTCCACCGGACAGAGAAAATTCAGCCCCGAGATCAATGCGGCGTTGGCGTTCGATGTTGACGTCGTCATCGGTCAAGACAGGCGGATCATAAACCCAGTTGTTTGAGGCTGGATCATAATTGTGGTTGTCTCCCGGTTTCAGCGGAACGTCGGCTATTGTCCCTTCGGGCAAACCTGCCAGATATTCAGCAGTAGGTGCAGTCCTCGGAAACCAGGGAACACCTCCAAACCGGGCAGGATGATAGAAACCTGTCAGCATCACGAATACTCCCGCCATAGATTCACGTTGGTCGTCCGATAGTATTCTCCAGGTCCCACAAGTGCGGAAATCCATGAGTTACTGCCGGAGATGACCGTGTTTGCAAACGAAGTGTGAGCCGTCGAACCATCGCTTGAGATTTGCAAATCAGCCGTGAGATCTCCGCCTAACGCTCTCACCGAAACAAGTATTGGCTTTCCGGTCGTGTTTTCGTACCAGACACCGTTCGCCAAGGATGGTGACGAGTAGCCTTGGCCATCTGCAAAATACTGTCCTGGCAAGGCCGCGATTAACGCCTCGTTCGCGTTCGCCTTGGCAAGTGCTTCTCCGTCGATGTCCTTCCAGTCCGAACCATCCTTGAACTGCGCCTTGCCGCCTGAAACTCGCGTCTCGTATCCAAGGCCAAGTGCAGCCATCACCTCAGATGCGATCAAGTCTCCGGTGCCGACCTGGTCCTTGTTCGCCAATGACCCAAGGGATGACGTATCGGCTTTCTGTCCGAGTGCCGCGGAAAGCGAGGTGATCGCATTGCCGATGGCAGTCAACTCGTCCGCGACAGAGTTTTCCGAACCGAACGTGACGTTCGCCGCCGCGATATTTGCCGCCTGCCATGCTGAGCCAAGATAAAGCAGCACCATGCCGTTGGTTGCCGACGACACGTCGACATCGTCCAGCGCTGCCAGCGACGGGACATCAAGCGCGGCGATCGCGGACGACAGCGCGGCCAGGGCATCGTTCAAGCCCTGAATGTCATCGAGCGTGTGCTCATGGGCGTCCGCCGCAGAACCGGCAACACCGTCCTGAACCAACTTGATCAGCGTCCCGATCGCCTCAATGGCGACACCAATCCGGGGAATATCTTCATTGACGTCATTCGCCGGATCAGGAACCGGCAGATTGTTATGCGTCGAGCGTGTGTCTTCTGGCATGACAGTGCTGTTTCCTTACTTGCCGAATGCGCGCAGTTCGGCGATGGCAGGCCGTGCACCGGGTGCACCATTCAATGTGACTCGGACACGCCCGCCCGTGGTTGCATCATGCGGGGCGACTTCATAGACAGGTTCTGTCCAACCGCCGCCGCGATCGAGCGTCTTGACTACGGAAAGCGGCACCCAGATATCGTCCGACTTGTCCATTTCGACCGTGATCGACGCGCCGGCGGGAAGCCACTGCGCAAAGATTGCCTGGGCATCCAGAACTCCCTTGATCGGAAATTCTCTCGTGACGTACTCGGCCGAGTTGGACAGCAGCCCCGCGATCAGCCTGGTGCCGGGATAAAGCACCGGACTTTCGATCTCTGTCCCCGACAACACCGCGCGCAAGGTCACCGGTTCGTCGACAAGCTCGTCAAAGGCGAATGGCTGCTCTGGCGCCAGCGCAATGACGCTGCCGTCGTCGCGCACGAGCTCGAAGCGGAACGAGGCATTCGCCGTCGGCACCTCGACCGTCGCGCGGATCTGCACGTCGGTGAAGGCCGGGAGCGTGCCTGTCCAAAGATCGATCGTGCGCGATGTTTCTGTGTAGGAGGCCGCAACAAGCTCGAACCAGATGTCCGCATCGTTCAACACTTCCCATGCAGTCCGGTTCGACGAAGCAAACAGAACACCGACATCATAAGGCTGACTGGAAATCAGCTGGCCGCTGTTGGTATCAACATCGCCCTGCTGCGCAACGTAAAGCGAATGATCCGCATCATCCGTGAGAGCAACGAAACAGAATTCACGGTTCGGCGGCAGGTACACCGGCAGAGGCCAGCGGAACTGCAACACGTCATCCCCCGCAACACCTTGCATCGGCAGAAAAGCCTCGGCAAAGACTTCGTTGGTCGGCACGCCGTTCAGCGTTGCAGCAAGCTGAACACGGATACCGTTGTTCGGGTCGCCGATCGCGGCCACCTTCAGGTTGACCCCGGCAATCTGGCGTCCCTGCGTCAACGTGAAGGTTTCGGCAAGAGGATCATTTCCGCCGCCGCCCTGATTGCCGCCGCCCTGGACGATCTGCACAATATTGTTGACGACCGGCTGCGGCGCATTGCGCGAGATCAGCGTCACCGTCCGCATGAGCTCGGTTTCAATCGTGCCTTGCGCAACGAAGATTGTTTCAGCAAAAGAGTCCGCTGATCCTTCCGCGCGCACGGGCTGCGAACCGGTCGGGACGAGCTCCGGAATTGTAAATGTTCCCACGATCTCGCCGTTCAGATCGGCAACAAGAGCCGGGTCCGGAGTGATGTCGACACCGGCAAAACTCAAGAGCGCAAGCTCTTCGTTGGCCGCGAACCCCTCGAGCGTGAAATTGATATCGATCTGACGCATGACTTCTGCATCCGAGACCGTTTCACTGACCTCTTCATTGAAGCTTGTCGTGCCAGTCGGCGTGTTGGCCGAGACAAGGATCTCCTGCGTTACTGCGCTGGTGAATTCCGTAATGTGCTCGGTCCAGACATCCGTCGGCGGATTCAGGGACAGCGCGCCAGGCATGGTCCGGAAGTTGGCATAGGGATTGATCTTCATCGGGCGCGATTGCAGGCGCTGATGAATGACGATCTCCTCGTCGTAGTCGAGAATATGCCTGTCGCCGACCGAAGCTTGACCGACCACAGCGACCGGCAGCTGCAGGACACCACGGTTGACCGCTGCCGTTTGCGGATAGCCCGCATCTCGGTAGAAGTTGTCCCGGAACTGATCGGTAAAGATGCCGTCCTTGTCGACCGTGTCTCGCGCCTGGACGTCCTGCTGCAGCGTCGAGCGGTTGAATTGCTGCAGCATGCTTTCAAACACTTCGAAATAGCGGCGCTGCACGTCATACGTATAGGCAGCCGTGCCGTTATTGAGGACAACCGGCTTGTCAATCCAGTCGTTGTGAACCTCAGCGACCTTCAGCACATCCGTCGGCGGCTTGGGAGCGACACCACGCGATCGGGCCGAAACCCCTTTGACATAGACAGCCGCCCCGCTCTGGTCGATCCCGATTACATCCTTGCGGGGAATCTTGGATGAATAGCTGAGCGTCAGTGGCTTACCGTCAACCGCATCACTGGACAGCGTCACCGCCGTATCGGTCACCGCGTCAGGCGTTACTGCGGCATAATAATTGTATGTGACCGCATAGCTGGAAGCCTGTGCGGGTTCGTTTCCGCCTGGTGCCCATGAAATCGAGTTCCCGTCCAGCGTATATTCAGCCGGGTCGAACGGAGTGCCGCCCTGCTCAACGTGAACGATTTCCTGCACCGATGAATGACCGAGCGCGTCCAGCCCGTCCGGAGACGCACCCCGCGTGATGTTCTGCGTGATCTGCTTGGTCACATTCGCAGCCGTGATTGCCGAGATCGGAGGCCGGTCAACCGCGACCGTCATTGACCCGTCACCGCTGTCGAGGAACGTGTGTGTTTCCAGGGCGATCTCTTCAAGATCCGGCTCCTCCGGAATTTCCAGACGCAATGCCGATGTCCGCGTCCTCTTCCATCCCAGAATGTTCGCGGTGCCGGCACCAAGCGAAAAGATCTGATCGTTACCGACCTGGCCGAGAGACCGGACCTGACAGCCGTCAACGATGTAATGGCCGTTGCTGTCGAAGTCGTAACCGGAGATCTGCTGTTGAACTCCCGTCAGGGCCGGAGGCGGCCCTTGGGAGATCACGGCGCCATTGCGCATCAGATAGACCTGCGCGAATGTCCCGGCCTCTGCCGCGTCACTGAGCGACCAGGTCAGGGTGCGGATCTCCCGGGCGGCCCCGGGTTCACCGAACGCAGCCGTCCCCGTCTCGATGCCGAGCAGGCTCACATCGTCTTCATGCGTGACATACTCGCTGACCACCCGGACACCGAAAGACACGTCACCGGTCATCGGAATGTCGTTAAAGACACGTTCCGTCACGGGAAGGACCATGCCGCCGATATAGATTTCCCCAGCCGTCAGCGTGACTGTTGCCGTTGTCGCCGGGTCATTCAGATCAACAATGATTTCACCGCCAGCGCGACGGTCACCATCTGCAGCAACCAGGTTGCCGATCCGCTTGAGCTTGTGCAGCAACAGCGTCTGCAGCTCATTGAACTCGGACGGCGCCATGAAGGTTTCCATCAGGAAAACAAGTGCGGCCCGGTCCAGAGCGTCCGGACCACGATCAAACGCGCCAGGAAGCCCGGAAGGATGTGAAGGCATCAGGAAATCTCCGCAAGAATTTGGATCTGGTCGCGAACCGTCTCACCGAGCTCGATCGCGAAAGGGTATTCATGGATTTCGACGCCGCCCGTCACGTCAGTGCGCCACAGGCGCCCGGGCTTGTCGGGAACCGTTCCGTCGAACAGGATGGAAACCTTGTCTGCCGCCTGGCCGGAGCCGTCTCCGAAGCCGGTTCGCACGAAGACAAGAATGTGCGTCGGATCATCGTCCGACGGCGCGTAATCGAGACCGTTGACGGTAAAGGCACCTTCGACAGCCGCGCGCACCGGAATGGTTTCGGCGCGGCGGAAACCGATCAGGTCGTCGCCCGCGTTCATGAACTTGAGCCAGACCTTTTTTGACGAAACCGCCTCGGCAATCGCCTGACGCCGTGACAGCGCCGCCTCATTCGCCCACGGGAACGAAGCCGTTACCCAGGGAAAGTCCATGTCCACCCATTTGCTGGACACCACCGTCGGGATCCACTCGCCGAGCGCGGTCAGGTCCGCTTCGCTCAGGGTGCCGGAGAAATCATGATAGCGACCGAACGACCATTTGACGTCCGATCCCTCGATATATGTTCCGCTGTCATCGGCCCAGATCGCATTGCCGTGAGTTGCATAAACAAAGGTTCCGGCCGGAACGTCATAATCTTTGAACACCCGGCGAAGATTGGACCGTCCGGGGTGCGACAGGCCGACGATACCGTCGATCGGTATGAGGTCGCTTTCATCGTCCCGGATGCGGTCCAGTTCCAGCTGGAAATCAGCCCATGCGAATTGCCAGACAGGAGGATCAATGATCGTCGCCGAATAGCCGACAAAGCCGAGGCCATCATGAACTGCCTTGTGCGTGCCGCGATAGCGCGCCCACTGGCGTCCCTCGTCGATCAGGTCATGCAGGTTCGGCAGGAACGGTTTGAGCGGCTCGAGCCCATACTCGAAAACCAGAAACTCCATGATGCCGGCAGGCCGCGTGACGTGCTTCAGCGACAGGATACTGTTGATCGAAGGCATCAGGCGTCCTTCCGGTGCCAATGCCAGATCAAGCGCCTTTTCCAGAGGCGTTGCATTTTTTGCCGGAAGGACTGATGTCATCGGCCGCGCCCGCTGATCGTGACAACTACCGAGCTGATGCCGACGACCTCATTCTTGCCAGCTACTGTTCCGCCTTCCGGCGATTTCACCTCGACATCGGTGACACCGCTGACTGCCGACGCGGACGAGATCAGGAAGGCCTCCGTCAGGTCGAGACCGAGCAGATCCTCCTGCAGCCAGTCCGACTGAACCCGGGCAGCGACCGTATCAGCCACGCCATCGGCGGCCGTTTCTTCAAGACGAACAGCGATCTCGACATCGACAGAGGTCTGTATTGCTGAAAAGACGTTGAAACGATCACTGACGACACGGACATGATCCTGCAGCAAGGCCGCTTCCACGATGCCGAGAAGCGTTGGTGTCGGCTCACCTCCGCCGCTATAGGCCAGGACGGCAACGTTCAGGGTCGGGTCGCGCCCTTCCCGCCAGATCGCCACGGCGCGCACGTCGACAGACGCCCCCAGGACAACAGCCTCGTAGCGCTCGAGCGGGCCACCGGCTGATCGGCCATATGTGGCCAGACGGTAACGCTTGCGCAAACGATCGTCACTCTCGCCGGCCAGACGCGTGATGCCGAGCCACGCGACCAGCTGATCCAGATTGCTGCCCTCGGCGAAATAAAGGAAACCCTGCTGTGCAACATAGTTGACACGCGTCCGCACGATCAGTTCCCGGTAGGCCTGAGCCTGCGCAGTGATCACCGCGCTGTCGGCCTCGCTGGCGTCAACGTCCCAATCAACACCCTCGAGCGCGAAACGTGCCTTGATATCCGCGTACAGCTGAGAGACGAAAGCCTCATAAGACAATTCTTCAATGACTTCAGGAGCTGGAAGCGCCGACAGATCAGGAAGGTCAACCATGATCAGATAACCGATGTTTGAGCTCTGCCTTGCGCAAAGCTGATGGAAAAGGAAAGCGAGCGTTCGACAGTGAAATCATCGTGCAGGCCGCCTGGTCGGTAGTCGGCCTCGATCACGATGCCCGCAGTCCCGAGTCGGACAACGTCTGTTGATCCGGAAAACAGGATGCGCTTGACCGCCAGGCGCGGTTCCCATGTATCGATCGCCACGGCAATCAGCTGCTGGATGACGGCAAACAGCCTCGGCGTCAGAGCGCGGCCGAGCAGCTCGGCAACGCCACCGCCGAAATGACGGCGCATCACGCGCGTGCCGATCTCTGTCGTCAGGATGACCTCGACGCACTGAAGCGTGTGCGTCAGGTTATCGATCGGCTTGAGCGTGTAGCGATCAATCCCGGCCATTGATCAGCTTTCCGCCTCGCGCGTGCCGGCTTCTTCCTTGGCAGCGTTCGGGTCGGTCCGGCTCAGTCGCCCGAGCGAAAGATCGTGCATTGCCTGGGATTCGGTCAGACGAACCTTGCGGGATCTTGGAACGCGCTGACCGTTCACAGCGTGGACGCCCTTCGGGACAAAAAAGGTCTTCTTTTTCATGGGTAAACCTCAGTGCGGGAAATCGGTGTCGCTATTGCCTGGCGTGATGCCGCCATGCACATGCGTGTCACTGATGTTCGTGTCGTTGTGCTGGACGTGACCTTCGTAGAAGTCGACGTTTCCAGTCACTTTGAAATCGCCTTCGATATCGACATCGCCGACAATCGTGACGTTCCCGTTGATGGTGACATCACCGTCAATGGTCGTGCGTCCATCCTTCATCGTGTACGTGATGCCGACAGCCTTCAGAACGTTGGCCGCGAGGTCAAAGCTCGGCTGGTCATTCGAACCGCCGAATCCGCCCCGGATCAAGACGGCCTGCCGCATGTCGCCATTAGGGCTGAAAACGCCGACGATCTGGCCGACCGACAAGGGCATCCAGGACGAAGATTGCCCGCCGCTCTCAGGATGCGGCAACCAGGGCGACAGAAACGGACCGTCATCTCCCTCCGACAGCTTGATGCGGTACCCCTTTTCTGCGCTGATCTCGGCGACGGGACCGACCTTGATCGCGTTGGCGAACTGCGTTTTCAGCATTTCGATGTCGATCACCTTCCCGGCGATCAGGTCAATCAGGTCAGACATCTGCAGTCACCTCGGTGTCCTGCGATCCCTCGATCGTAATATCGACCGTTTCAAACTCGCTGGTATCGTCAGCACCGCTGATCGGCCCCAGACCAAGCGCACGCAATTCTTCGAGTGTCTGGCCGACACGCAGCCGCGAATGTTCAAGATCGTCCGGTGTCGCGGGGATCAGGTCACGGAACAGGGTCGCAAGGTTCTGGTCAACCGCATCCCCGGCATCGAGCAATTCGAAAAATCGGGCCATCGGGGCGTTCGCCGGCACATCGCCGGCAACCTGCGGGTCGGGAAGCGCCGTTAGAATAAAGGTCATGCGATGCGCTGCAACGCGCTCACCGTTCCGGTCGCTGGCTGCGCGCTCGCACTTGCTCGAGCTCACGGAAAGAAACAGCGACCGGAAGACCTCGGCCGCTTCGCTCGTTCCCGTCGCCAGGGCGTCACGGATCTGGCGGCCGAGAACGTCAAGATAGATTTCCGGCATCCCGGCCGTGACCGGTATGGTGTAGGCATCGGGGAGAATGGCTTCGTACTCTTCGCCGGTGCCCGGATCGATCCGGAGCTCGGACATCTGGCTTGTATAGCCGTATTCGATCGCCAGAATTACGGAGCCGTTTCCGTGGAACATCCGCTGCGGATCTGGCGATACTTCCGCTTCGTCGGTATAGACCGCGATGAAAGGTTTCTTGGAAACGATACTGAGACCGTCGTCGTCCTCACCGAGAATGCCGATCTCGCTGTCGAGAACGTTCTCGCCGGCCATCGTGTTGCCGAACAAGGCCTTGACCGCCGTCATTCGCAGAGCGATGCGCAGAAGGCTCATTTGAAATTCCCTATGGTGATCATGAGACGGCCCGGCTCGCGATCGTCGACCGAGGCCACTTTGAACCGCGGCTGCCCGGGAAGATCGGTCACAACAACCCAATCGTCTTTTCGGATATCAAGATCGGGATAGGTGATCCGGTTCGGCTTGATGACCGCACCGCCGGTCCGGATGTCGGTTGCAAAATCCCCGGAGCGGCTGCCCGAAAAGCTCTGGTTTTCCCGATCACCGATCGAGACAGGGGCGACAACCTCCCGCTTGACGCGCTCAGTGTCGGCAAGGCCGTCTGATCCGCGCGGCTCAAACCGCACGGACCGCGCAAACATGTCGTCCGTCGATGCCTGGAGGCGCTGACGGTACTTGTCGAAGCGAGACACTGTTAGCCCGTCGCCTCTTCCAGCGCCTTTTCCGCTTCGCTCAGTGCGTCCAGAGCTGCGTCGTGCGCCTCGTCATCACCGGAGCCCTCGACTGCTTCCAGTGCCTTTTCGGCATCGGTAACGGCATTTTCGAGCTTTTTGATCTTGGCGGTTTCGGCGCGGGACCGTTTGGTTCCGGTCGAGAAAGTGACACCACGTTCCTTGAAGTGCTCAAGGCGCTCCGGACTGAGCTTTTCCTTGGTTTCGATGGGCACATCCTTGGCGCCCGACTTGATCGTCTGTGTCCCGCCGATGACCTTGACGGCCTGGGCGAACAAGCCCGAGTTGCTGGCCTTGTATTTCATTGAAATCTCCTGCTTGAAACGAAAACAGCCCCGGTTGAGGGGGCTGTTTTCGACGGATCGAAAGCTATTTCAAAAGGGGATTACCTCCCCTTCTGAAGGACCTCAGGACGGGCGCACATGTAGAGCGGGTATGAGTACAGTTCGCCCTTGACCCAGGACTGACGGTCCTTGTCTTCCACGTTGAGCGCATAAGTGTCCTGTCCCTTCGTGTTGACGAAAGGCGCAAACTCGTCTGCCGGTGACATGAACTTCTTGAACACGCCATTGGCGTTGACCGGGAAGAACTTGGCTTCATCCACCGGAATGGCGACTTCCGAATTGTCATCAGTGCCCCGGTAGTTATGGAAGGTGATGCCGCCGTATGTGAAGCTTTCGAAGGTCCGGTCCTCGCGAAGGTCAGCCGCAGCAGCCCAATTTTCGTAGGTCCGTTTGACCCCATCGTGCTCGATCAGGCTGTCATACCAATCATCACCGCAAAGCGCGTGCACACTGGTGCGCATGTTGACGGCACCCTTGCCGGCACGAACCATTCTCCGTTTCACCTCGGCGCATTTCAAACGAACCTTGGTGTTCGCGGTGCCAAGCTCGAAGTCGATCGCGGCGGGCTCGACAATGCCGAACTCGTCAAAATAGTCATAAATGACCGTGGTTCCGTCCGCATCGAGCAACTTGCCCTGCAGGGCGCCCAGACGATGGAACTCATGTGTGAGGTCCATATTGTTACGGACATCACCCATGCGCTCGGCATATTCGGTCATGACGACCATCAGTTCACTCTGACTGCCGAAAGCCCGCATTCCCGCGACCTCTGAGGCATAGAGAGTGAAGCCGTCCGCGAGACGTTGAGACTTGAAGTTGCGAATGTTCGGCTTGTTGCCGGCCGTCTGACGCGGGGGTTCGCCATTCGGCGATGTTGAGATCAGGGAAAGGACAGAGCCTTTTTTCTCGATCGAGATATCGCGCAGGTACACGCCTTTTTCTTCGAAGAGGCCAATGCTGTCGAGCAACTGCGGAATATAGTCGACTTCCTGAATTGCCCCGGAAAGCTCAACCATCCCGAAAGCGTCATTGTTGAAGATATCCATGTGAGCCATGAAATTGTTCTCCTGTTATCGGGCGATGATGCCGAGAGCCTCAAGCTCTGCGGTGCCGGTGACAATTTCCGCAGGCGTCAAGGTCTCATCCCAGACGATGACGTCTGACTTGACCTGCGAGTGGCGGTTGAGGATGACCCGGTCACTGGTGCCGGATGCCTGGTAAATCAGGACGCCGGCAACAGTTTCCGAACCATCGGCTGCGTCAGGGTCGTACGCGACATAATCGTCTGTGGCCGTGACCTTCCCCAGGACAGTGCCAGGTGCATAGACGGTATCAACCGGCGCAACGACCTGAACCGTTGTCCGGCTGTAACCGTTTTCACCCTCCGAGATGATGCATTCGCCGGGGACAAGCCCCTTTTCCAATACAATGCCCATGATCACGACCCTCCGTTGCGGGATTTACCAGCTCGCTTGATTGCTGCAGACCAGTCAGCAGCCCCTGCGTTCTGAGCGTTTTGGGCATCGGGTGCCGCCTGTCCCGACGCACGAGTGCGGCTCGCCTCATAAGAAGCCTCGGCAGCCGCTTCCGGAGCGCTCGGCGCCGGATCGGTTTCTGCTGCCGGCGCGGCGATCGGAGCGAGGGCCAGAGCGGCAACCGCGTCCTCGACGCTCAGCTTGGTCTTGAACGCAAAGTGGCGCGCCTGTGCCTCACGTCCTTCCGCCTCTTTCGAGGCAAGAATTCCGTCGATCCGGGCCATGGTGGCGGCCTCGACATCGGCGGTAATCTTGGCGGCATCGACTGTTGCCTCAGCCGCCGTGGGGTTGTCAGCCATTTCAGTTGTCTCCTCTTGGCTGGTGGATGCGGGCGAGGCCGCAATCAGGTTGACGGGCCGATCAAATGACCATCCCTTTTTTTCAGAAAGGGCTGTCAGGCGGGCCGGCGCGTGTGAGTAGATGCGGTAATCGAAGGCAGTGACCTGTTTGGCCTTCGCCTCCTCCGCCTCGGTTGCGAAACCCGCCTCGACAGCTTCCTCCGCTGTCAGCCACGTTTCTTCGAGCATGATCTCGCGGACCTCTTCGGCATCCTTGCCGCTTCGTGCGGCGTAGAGCGAAACCATCTGGTCGGCGAGCTTGTTGAGAGATGCGGCAGTCTTTTCATGTTCGGCAGCGGTGCCGAATGTGCCGCCTGACGGATCGTGGATCATCATTTCCGAGCCGGCGCGCATGACAATGTCGTCACCGGCAAGAGCAATGATAGACGCGGCGGACGCGGCGATCGCGTCGACCTTGATGGTCACCTTGCCCTTATGCGCGTTCAGCGCGTTATAAATCGCCATTCCTTCGAATGCCCCGCCGCCGCCAGAGTTGAGCCGGACGGTCAGATCGTTTTCCGGGCCATGGGTGGCAAGAGCCTGCAGAACTTCCAGAGACGTGAAACCGTCATTCCAGAAGCTATCGCCGACGAACCCGTAAAGGACGAGCTCGCCGTTCACGTAGATCGGCATGGGGATGTTTCCTTGATTTAAACGAAGCTGATACGGCGCGCGCGGCCGCGTGATCCGGACGCATTGCTCTCAGCTGCGCACTTGGCTTCGTATTCAGAGATCAACGCATTGAGAGCCGACAGGTTTGAACGGCTGAAGGTAACCTCCTCGCCGTCCATGCGGATAATGAGTTCGGCCGCTCCGGAGGCGACCAAGATCTTGCGCTTTTTCAGCGCGACGACGACATCGCAGGGAACGTTGATATCGACGGTTTCACTGCCGATTTCGATAGTTGACGAAACACTCATGCATTTGCCCTTTGGGGTTTTTTCTCGTCTTCGTCATCGTCATCGTCGTTGTCGTTCGATCCGCCCGGGTTCCGGTCGTATGGAGAAATCATGCCAGCAGCGACGTATTTCTCATGACCTTCGCGGATCTGTTCGAACAATTCGTCCGGATCGATGCCGAGATTTGCTGCCTCGATGTCGACGGAGCTCGTGCCGTTCTGAATTCGCTCCGTGGAAGCCTTTGCGCTCTTGCCGTCATCAGCTGTCGGCTGCGGCGGACCCTGGAAGGTCGCGGCGCTGACGGCAGGGCGGTGCGTGAGGAAAGCCCCATAACCACCCTTGAACGGCAAACGGCCCATGAAAATACTCTCGTCGAGCCAGCTCTGGTAAACCGCCCGCTCGATCGGTGCGGCTGTATTGCTGCGGCGGCGCTCGACCACCGGCCAGATCGACGAATTCTCCATGCGAACGGAGGAATAATTCGCGCTGCTGTGATCCATTGTCAGGGCGCCGTAGGTGATGCCGATGGCGCGCGCCGTGTCACGGGAAAGACCGCTGCTGAAAGGTTGATAGTGAGGACCGGGTGTTCCGGTTGACTTCAGATCGAGTTCCTCACCAGGCGCCAGATGCGACACTTGCGGATCGCCACCGATGCGCAATGTGTCGTCTGCCGCGGCTGACAAACTTTCCTTGAGATAGGTGACATACTCGTCAGCGTAGTCCGATGCGTTCTTGACGTCGTTATCCTTCAGGCTTTCCAACGCCTCGAAAGCTTCCATTGTCGGCTTTTCACTGGTCAGTGTTGCGGCGAAGATGGTCTGCAGGATCGCGGTTTGCAGCGTGGCATCGTCCAGCATCTCGTGCTGGATATGCTTGCGGAAGGCAGAGGCAAGAACCGAGATCCCGCGCATGTCCGTGGCGCACATCGGATTGAAGATGTGCAGGACAGTGTCGCGGCCGGTGCTGTCTTGTGCCGCATACATCTTTTTCGTGGTCAGGCCGTTCTGGCGCTCTTCGAACAAATAGCCGATCGGCCGGCCATTTTCATCCTGCCGAACACCCTGAAACAGGTTGTCAAATTCATTGGTATCCTGAACGAGACGGTGCGGTGGCACCATGCAGAGTTTCGTTCCGGTCTCAATGCCGTAACGACGACGGAGCGGTCCGGGCATATATTCCAGCAACGCGGTCACTTCGCCGTAGGCCATATCGTATCTGAGGGCGATCTCAACCAGTTTGGACAGGTTGAACTTGCCTCTGAAATCGACCTCTTTGGCGTTTGCCCGGTACTGATGCCAACGTTTCTTGACGAGTTTTTTCCACTCTTTGATCTCGTCATCGGACCAATCGAGACCCGTGAAGTCCGGTGTCGGCATCAACTTCAGTCCGGAGCCGACCGTGTCGGCAATGACCTGGTCGGCAGCGCCCCGGAGACGTCCGGAGTTCTTGATCAGATCCAGCGCAAGAGCTGCAGCGCGAGACCATGAAGAACGGATATCATCGCGGCTCTCGGTCAACGGTACCATGCGCGAGGCAATGATCCCGGACCGGGTGTCGCGGAGATAGCGCGCTGTCGGCTGCGCAGATCGGCGTGCGCGCAGCGGATTGCCGTATTGATCAATCAACCCGTTCGATTTCGCCATTTGCTCTGCCTTGGTTTCTTGTCGTTCGCGACGTACGCCGCTTTGTCTTTTCCAGTCGCTTCTGCAGCAGGTTCCGGATCAGCGTCAGATTTCGGCAGGCCCAGAGTGAGCAGATCCTCGAAATCACCCTGCATGTCTTTCGGAAAGCTCTCGCGCTCGGCCTCGTATTTGTCCCAGAACAGTGCAATGGCGTCCCGGACACCGAACCGGATCGCCGCCGCCTGTGCCTGGTTCATGGTGTCCAGCGCCTCGTTGGCCTGCGCAGCGTCCTTTTCCCATTTGTAATTGTCGAAGCCCTCTTTCGTCTTGTGAAGGACGCGACGTTCGGCAGTCAGCTGACGGAAATACTCGTCCTCCAGACCGGTCGGGAAAGCGACGTAACCGAGCTCGAGCGGATCGTCCTTCAGACAATTCCGGTAGAGCGCCATCTTCATGACGGAGGAGTTGAACGAATAGAAGCGCTTGGACCATTTCAGCAGTTTGCCGGTCTTGGAATGCCGTTCCTTTTTGACCTGCTGCAGGATCGGTGCGCTGTCGGAATTGTTGCCGCGTACCATCATGACCTTGCTGGCCGGATGCTTTTTCACCCAGGACCAGACGTCTTCCGTGTAAGCATTACCGTCAATTCCGACGCGATCAGCGCCAATCTGCCGACCGAAAGCATTCGGCCAGGACTGCTTGACCAGGGCGCTCAGCTGTTGCTGGCAATCGTCCTCGGAAATGTGCCCGGGAATGACACCATAATCGATCACGTACCGGTCTTTGTTGCGCCCCCATCCGACAAGATGCCACTCGACGCGATCCTTCTGGCAGTCAATGCCGATCGTGATGACCAGCGCACCAGGAGGAATCGTGCCGCGTGCGTATTCCGAATTCAGTCCCCGGTCGCGGAGCAATTCCCAGGGCGGAGCATCACCCTGTGCCTGGTAGGCCAGTCCGACGACATCATTCAGAAAAGTCTGCTCTCTTGCCGGGTCACCCTTCGCCTTCAGCCATGAACGGGCGATCCGTTCGAAGGTCTGCAGAACTGAATACGCCGACCAGATCCAGAATGACCGGTGTTGACGTTTTGCCTTCGGATTGTCCGCGCGCCATTCAAGGCCCTTGAGCATTTCCTTTTTGTGGTGCTCTTCGATCACCGCACCGCAATCTTCAGACTCGCAATAAAAACACGCGTCTTCCGGCTTGTCCTCATCAAGGTTCTCGAGCATGTTCGCCCAGGTCAGGACCTGCATATGCCCGCAATGAGGACAGGGCACGTAAGGTTTTTCCTGACTGCCGTCCTCATAGTTCCGAGTGATCCGGCAACCGGGCATCAGCAACGGTGTCGAGATCTTGAATATTTTCGCGAACTCGTGCGCCTGGGACCGACTGTCGGCCTGGGCTTCCGGATCGCCGCCGGTGTTGACCTCCCATTTCGCCAGATCGTCCTGAACCTGACGCTTCATCGTCACCTGAGACAGGGACGCGGGCGAGTTCGCTCCGGAGATCTGGATCGCGCCCTGCCCGTCTTTGCGTTCCTTGTACAAAACGGAATCGCTGCCGTCGCGGGCGCTTTGAGGAAACAGCGCTTTCAGCGATGCCGAGTTTTTCAGCATCGGTGACAGCTTCATCTTTGACCAGCGCTTGGCGTTTCCCTCCGTCGGGTGGACGTAGAGAAAATCGCCCGGGTCCATTTCGATGGAGCCGCAGGTGAAGATGTTGGCGAGCACCGTGCCACCAAGCTGTGCGCTTTTCGCGAGCGTCACCACGCGGCACGGGTCATCGGGATGAAGCGCGTTCAGAACTTCGTTGAAATAGCAGAACAGTTCCGAGTTGTACGGGCCGGGATATGGCGTTTCGCGCTCCGACAAATGAACCTTTGTCTCGGCATATTCGAGATAATCGACAGGTGGAGCGGGTTTCAAAACCGTGGCCAATGCCAAACCCGACAGCTTTGTTGGATTGGCGGTTTCCACGGACATGAAAGTCATGATGCTGTCGGAACCTCGATTTCGGTTATAATGGTTTCGGGCTGGTCTTCAGCCTCTTCAGCTGCGACCTTTGCCGCGCGTTTACGCACGTTTCTGAATTCCTTGCGGAGCACATGCAGGACATCGCGGGACGGAATCTTGCTTTGTGCTGCAACGGCGTTGGCCAGATCCGGCAGTGCACCTTCGAATGTCTGCAGAAGCTTTGACGCCAGGCGCACCATTTCCGCCTGGACCAGCTCGGTCTCGGTAAAACGCCCACGGCGCGCATTCTCGTCCTCGAAGGCCTTGCGGCTGGCGATCTTTGCCTGCAGCAGCTTCTCCTGCTTGAGCTGATCCTCGATCGTCGGCACGTAGTCCGGATCGCCTGGGAGCGGTGACGCTGCCGGTGCCGGAGCGGCTGGCGTGGTCTGCGCTGCTGGCCTGGTTTCGTTTAGAAGCGTGTCGAGACCGTTGCCCATGCGCTGGCCGATATCGAGCTTTTGGTTCAACTGAGCCCGCGCTTCCGCAACCCGGACTTTTGCGTTCCGGCCCTCTCCTTCCAGAGCCGGACCGGACAGCTTGCCCTCACTGATGTATTGCGAAACCCGCCCCGGGCTCACGTTGATCAGTTTCGCGAATGCGCCCTTGGACAGGAGTTCCGGCACGGGTGCATTCACCGCCCGATCTCCTCAATTTGAGTTTAGCTCTTTAGCCCGACTTTAGGACTTTAGGCTTCGAATTTAGGGTCAGACTGACGAGATTTCGGGAGCTTCCCGCCCCGCAGTCCAAAAGACCCGGATACGGTCCCTAAATGTTTCACGGACTTCTGTGAAACATACTCAGCATCAACCGACTGAGTGACGCTTCCGGCCTTTAGCTGAATGTGTTGTCGGTTGCCCGACTCAGCTCATGCTCGACGCGTCTTGGCAGATGATCACGGACAGTCTCCGTCCAGGCTTCAGCCGACAGGTCCTTGACCATCTCGCGAGGGATAGCAACGCCAGACTTGGCGAGCATCAGGCTGTTGCGCGCCTTTGTCTTGCGCACAAACACGTGGCCATTCATGCGTCCACCAAGGGAGACACGGCCACCAGGCCAACGACCGCCGCGAAAGAACGCGTCCGGATAGAACGTCTTCTTTCTGAACGGATATGCCTGTGTGCCTCCATCCACTTCTTTTGGTTTGAAGTATTTCAGCGGAATATCGCTGCCACGCGATCGAATGACATAGGCAAGATCACCCCAACTGGAGCGTTTCACCTTCAAATGACGGGCAACGCGCTTTTGCGTTAGACCCGTCTGTTTCGATAGCGCGCGTTTAACCCGGGTACGGCCCATGTCACCAACACGATTGAGTGCACGGTTTGCGACTTTGCGCATCGTCGTTTCACCAAGCGCTTTCAGCCCGTTATCGAAACGCCGCAGGCCCTCGATGTCAGCCCATGAAACACGAACGGCCATTGCAATCCTCAGATCATAACTTTGGTGATTGCACCGTTTGAATGGACGATCGTCACGTTGGCCAGCAGCTCCTGCGCCGGAACGATCTCGATCAACGGTGCATCTGGATAAATCTCGCGCAGAAACGCCTTGGCGGTATAGAAACCGGGATCATTCGCCATGTCGTCGAACAGCTGCGCGCAGCTATCGATCTGATCCAGCGCGCACATGGCCCAACCCCAACAAAAAACCCCGCGGGCGTGGCCAGCGGGGTGTTCTTACCTTTTTCAGTGCGGTTGTTGTATGTCAAGTTGCAGCTTCCGGTCAAGAGAAAAATTTCAAGTCCGGTAAAACGGCATGCTGACGAGCCTGCAAGCTGCGCTGAGAGCATCGCCACGGCATGACGGGACGGGCCGACTTCTCGACACTAAAGCCGCTCAGCGTGCGTGTGAGCCTGACAGCGAGGGCATTCAAGCACTCAAGCCAAAGCACATATTCCTGTCGTGCGACCAGGGCATTTACGGGATCAGGCACAAGATGGAACTTCCGATAAGCCCCGCGCTTGGGAACTTTGCGCTTCAAGTCCCATCCATCGTCAGCCTCATAACTGAATTCACGCCCCTCGCCGTCGAGCGTATCAATCACTTGCTTCCGCATACGAAACCAAAGCTCGCCGCCATTCGGACCGCGCAACGGCTCTCTTTCAGGCACATCGCCATAACCATCGGGTGCGCCGCCGAGGATCGCGTGCTGTCTGATCAATTGAGAAGGCGGCCGTCGCCAGCTCATGCGGCCATTGGATTGTGTGAGGAAGAGTTTTTCCTTGGCCGCAGACAGGGCAAGTGTCGCAAGATCATCAAACTGCAAAAGCTCCGGCATCGGGTTCCAGTCATCAGGAAGATCAAATGTGCAACTGTCCAGTGTAGCGACGGTCGCGTGAACGGTGATTGCATCCGGGTCCGGTTCACCTGCAGACATCAGATCCGGAACGACGCCATAACGATTTTCATCAATCCAAGCGCCGAGTTCGCCAATGCTCGTAACAGCATCCCACGACGAAAAAGGGCCATCCCTTCCAGACGCCCCGCCTTTCGGCAACTCCTCGCAATAAGCCCATTTCAGCAGGTTTTCGATGTCGATGCGTATTTTCATGAATTGCCCCGGTTTCGGAGTTGTTGGTTAGGTGGTCCAGTTGGTCCAGTGTGGTCCAGTCAGAAAATAAACTAACTGGACCGGTTTTCTCTTTGCATCTCAACGGCTTGACAGCGTGGTCCAGTTGGTCCGGGCAAATCCGCACCGTTAGAGATCAGGACTAAAGGGGTAGATCGCCTTTTCGCGCGCGCGGGCGCACGAGGCATCATTTCGTGTGGACCACATGGACCATATGGACCAGCCCTTGTTTTCATTAGCAAATTTCGGTCCAGACACCTGCAGATGGTCCACACACAGCATGGACCATCGCGACAGGAAATTGCCTCTACCCCTCTCGCCCTGTCTCTCACCACGCGGATTGCTCGCTTTGAAGATCTGGCGTTGACGGATCGATCGGCCAGTCAACGGCCTGCCCGACGGCTGCCTCGAACCCTGCCCTGCAGTCCGCAAGGCCTGGAAAGATGTAGGCGCGCCGGCGCGAACCACCGTCCCGCGGGCGTATGTCCTGCAAATTCGGAATCAGCTTCAGCAGCGATTTGCCGAACTGGTTGAGGTCCGCCCGTCTTTTGATCCCGACCCTGTCGGCCGACGTCAGATATTCCTCATAGAGCTTCTGTTTTATGATGTACGGGTCTGGGCACCAGGTCTCGTCCGCATTGAGGAGCGTTCCTTCGTGCAGGCGCTCGAACAGGAACTGGTCGACACTGTCGAGGGACCGGAGCTTTTGCTGCAACAGCGCGCCCGTTCGAGGGATCTGGCGCAGATTGACAGAGGACAGGTCGAAGGACAGAAGATCCGCCAGAAGCGCCCGGCGGCCTCCATTGTCCAGCTCGGCGACCAATTCTCCGAAATACTCGTGGTTTTCCTTCGCGTGCGGCGCACAGTCGAGCACACAATAGCGGCGCTCGTCCTTGCCGGCCGGCACCACCCAATCCTCGTTCGATGTCATCATGATGCGCACGTAATTGTCGAGGCGATACGGGTCGACACCCTTGGACTCGATCATCTGGGTCTTTGACGTGATCAGCCCCTTGAGCCGGCCTTCCGCGACCTTGTCACCGGCCCAGACCGCCTCTTCCGCCTGCAGCAGAAGGCAGGCGCTCATGTGCGCATTGAACTGGCCGGTGATATAGCGCGGATCGTCAACCTGGAAGAAATGCGGCGCAATCAGGCTTCCCATAACCTCGCCCATGATCGACTTGCCGGTTCCCATCAGCCCGCGCACGACCAGCGCTGTGCCAGGGCGCGAGCGCGGCGTTTGCAGCATGTGTGCAAACCAGCCGAACACCCAATTGAACAGATCGGCGTCACCGGCGCAGATATTGGTCAGCATGTGATCCTTGAAGACAGACCATCTGCCGGTGCCGGGATCCGGTTGATAGGAAAAGCCTTGCCAAAGGTTCAGATAACCACGTGTGCCGGGCTGGCCGTCCGGGTTCGGATAAAACTCGATCCCGTCGAACTGGCGTCTGTGCCGCTCTCCCTCCCAACGCTTGGACCATGTGATGTTCTTGATTTTGCCATCACCGCCATGCACCTGCGTCGGTTTGTTGCTGTAAAGCTTGTGGAACGCCTCGACCTGGACGACCCGAATGCGGTCCTCCTCCTTGGCGTGCGGTTGCTCGCGCACCATCGCCACCTTGGAACCGATCAGCACGAGCGACCATTCGGCATTCATTCTTTCAAGCGAATAGCCCCAATCCTCTGGAACGGGCAGTTGGGAGCCCGTGTCGTTCTCCGTCTGAACATCGTCATTTGGCAGGTATTCTTCCTGCTCATCGAGGATTGCCGGCTGAGCCGCACCGTTGATCAGGTCGCGGATCTGCTCACGTCCTGATTTCGAAGCCTTTTCAGCCTCTTCGGAATGCTTTTCACCCCTTTGGTCCTGCTCGCCCCCGGTCTCGGTTTTCGCCTCGGAATTCGCGTCAAGTTCCGCTTTCAACTTTGCATGAATGTCAGGTTTCGGGGTCTCTTCGGTCTTTTTCTTCTTGCTCACTCTGCCCCCACCAAAACATTGTTGAAGTCCATGCCTTCAGGCGCCCATGCGGTGCGCTGCGTGCGTCCAGGTCGTTCCCATCGCGCGTGCGATCGCTGCATCACCTGCTCGGCCGTGAACCTGTCACTGTCGCCGTCGCCAAGCCGAACCACTTCGGTAACCTGGTCGGGGATCAGCAGTGCTTTCGGGTCGGTCAGATCCGGCACCGGACCGGGCACCCGCTCGGGTTTTCCCGTTTTGTTCCTGCGTTCAGGATGCGCGATCGTTTTTTCGGCCTTGCCACCCATGGATTGCAGGTCGATCGATGTCCAATAGGCTGTTCGTTCAAACTGAGCGGTACCGAATTCGGCCACCGCAACCGACAGCGTGGTTTCCCACCCCTCGCCAATCACCAGCCGGGTAAAACCTTCAGGCTGAACCAGCTTGATCGACGCATTGCGTTTCGAACCCCTGATTTTTTTGGGAACCAGAAAAGCGGCTGTGCCGTCGTCGCGCGGCTCCGCATACGGGTCCTCGATCGTGATTTTTTTGCCGGGTCGTGACGGGTCGATATACGTGATGTGCACGCCGAGAAACTCGCCCCGGGCCCCGGTGATCGGCGCAAGCATGGCCGGGCCGGAGAAAACGACGATGTATTCCCGCTTGCGGCTGCCGGGCACCGGACGCGATTGCCAGTAATTCAGATGCGGATTGAAGCGCAGCGGCAATCTGAATTTCAGTGGCATCAGCCCACGGCCACGCAGATACTCAAGCCCTTCCGTTCCTGCGACCCGCCCGCCAAAATCATAGATCTTGCGCGCCTTGCAGATTTCGTCACGACGAAGATTTTCGGCAAACTGATCCTGCTGCCGGCGCTTGGCTTCCCGCTTTGCCGCCTCTTCGGCGATCTGCTGTTCACTGAGCGGTTCCGGCTCGGCTTCACCGCCGAGCAGCTCCACGGCCTCGACAAACGATATCTGCTTGTATTCCTGCAGGAACGTGAACTGGTCGCCAGATGCGCCACAGCCGAAACATTTGTAGGTGTTGTCTCCGTCCAGGCAGTGAAACGACGGGGATCTTTCATCATGAAACGGACAGCAAGCCCAGAAATCCCCCTTGCCGACATCGGTTTTTGACCGGTCCCAACTCACAAATTGGCCAACAACGCTGGAGATCGGATTACGGTTCTTGATCCGCTCCAATTCGGCGTCCGAAAAGCGTTTGCTCATGCGCAGACTCCCATCTGCAACCGTGCCGTGCTATGCGCGAAGGTATGAAGCCAATTCATTGGATACTTCTCGGATTTTTTGGAACACTCTCGCTGTTCCTGACAATCACGAGCCTTGATACCGTTTGTTCGCCATCGGAGTTGGAAGCAACGGGCGAAACCTGGCGTGTTTGCGCCCGCGAATGGATAGCAGCCCTTGGGAGTGTTTTTGGCGGTACAATCGGCGCTTTGGTCGCGCTCATTGTTGGATGGCGCACACTGAAACCTCTCATTGCCCAAAGGCAAGATGATGAGCGGAAAGAAAGAATGTCTAGATCCAGGGAAATTGCGGAGGTGGCCGGGGACGTCGAGAAATTGAGCCGAGAAATCCAAAACTTTGAAACATCGAGTCTGATTAGTGAGGTCGATTCCTACTTTTCTGACAGGTACGAACGTGGCGACGTTGGTGATTACAAAATTGAACTTACGAACCTTGTAAACAAAACTGAAGAATTGAAACACATAATTCGACGTATTCACATACTCCCCGATACTCAACCTGAATTGTCTGAAACTAAAAGTGATTATGAAGCTGACATTAGTCTTTTGGGTTCCTTCGCAACAGGATTGTCCAATGCGTTGGATAACACTACCGAAACTAGCCCAACCATCGTCTTGTTTGAGATAAAGCACGTAAGATTGAGACTCTCGCGTTCTAAGGTCAACAAGCAAGTCTTCCTTCGTTCTCTTTGGAAAGAAAAAGAGAGGCTCGACACGCTGGTATTGAACTAAGGTTTTCTGGAATTCGAAACTGCTCAAGCCGCTATGCCTGATGGCGGTTTCCAGCACGTTGGCTGCATCGATTGTATACGCTACGGGCAGGCAGGTTGGAATTAGATATGATTGGACAAAGAATGACCGCCTAATAAGCTTATTTTGCAACTCTTGATTAAAAAACTTCAAACCTGCACTTCGAAGAAATAGACTCTGGATCGACCGATCACGAGCCATAGGTTGCCTGAAAGAATGTTCTATCTCACAAAACTTACAACTGAAGACATTGAAAACCTTCTCAAAAAACAAAAAAGAAAAGACAAAGCAATAAATAAAAGAGTCATTGTTGATACGCTGGAAAGTAACTACAGTCTTTTCTTTTCGATCACTGGCATCAATCGCAATCAACAACAAGCTTCGAATGATGTTGTTGGTGAAATTGGAACGGATCGCAGAGACGTCATTGACATAATCAAATTCGTTACAGAACAAGTTGATAGTAGCGAAGTTGAACGTGTCGATGTATTTAGCTCTGAAAAAAATAAAGTACGAATTATTGATGCAAATGGAGAATATACGGATCTTCCAATTTTCACACCGGGTGCCTTTAAGCAGTTGAGCAAAGAAGGAAGTGAAATAAATGTTTCTGATTTTTTTTATGAATTCCGCAGAAAATTTCCAATATTGCATTCCAAATATAAGGCGTCTTTGATTCAAAAAAAATTGAAGGCAATAAATGAACCGCATGTTACGTCGGATAACGCCGAAAATGAAAAACTTGATTACTTGACGCAATACATTCTGGCTTTGGACCAAAAAGTTACAATCATTCAAGAAGGCACATATCTGCAAGAACTGCTTCGGTCGTCTGAGGAGCACGTCGCAAAGATTACAAAGCAGCAAATCAGCAGTCTTTCGAACGCCTCCGCACTTTACCTTAAAAATTGTAAGGCGGACTTCTTCTCCACGATCGACGAGACCGTGACCCAAATCGCACAGCAACTTGAAGATCAAGCAAACACGATGCTCGACGCTAAGAAGCGTGAACTTGTCGAGACTGTCATTCTTGAAGATGCAATGGAGCTTTGGGAGGGCAAAGCTAAGAAACACAACAAATATTTCGCCATCGGTGCGGGCGTTTTTATGACTGCCGTGCTCGTACCTATCATTTACATTTTTACCCATTTGGTAACGACGGTTAATGCCATCGAAGTGCTGACACCCGAAGGAAAAGCCTTTCAGATCAGTAATCTCGTAGTAGTGACGATACCTGTGCTTGGCTATGCCTGGATATTGCGCCTGATCAGCCGCTTTACATTGCAAAATATGATGTTGTCGGACGATGCGTCTCAACGCAGCGTTATGGCCAAGACCTTCATTCGGCTTGTCGGTCATGGGCAAGCAGACGAAAATCATGACCGTGCCATCATGCTCAACGCCTTGTTCCGCCCACTGCCGGGTGCTGGCGAACCGGACATCCAGCCACCAAACCTGACGGATTTTCTCAAAGGCAAGACGTAACATCACGCTGCCTCACTCGGTGAGGCAATCAACATGCGCGGCGGGAATTGCTCGTCGATCCATTCAAGGATCCGGAACTCCATCTGAACACCGGCAACCAGGGTCGGTTCCCCGTTGCGCTGCCGGTCGCGGTTCTCAGCCGAAATCTGATCGCAGATCAGCCACAGGTCCAGATCGGCGAGTTTGGCTTCAAAACCCTCTCGGCTCATCGCTTCACGCCGCTGGCAGAGCGCCTCGACCAGTGGCCGTAGGAAGCTGACCGCCCAGAATTCCGGTATCTCCGAAAGCCCTTCCGTCCTCATCATGACCAACAGAGCCGAAACGACATCGGTGTCGTCATATTTTTCGACAAGCGACCGAAACACTTTGATGCTGTAGATCTCGCCCGGCTTTTTCTGCTCCGTTGAGCGATTGAAGGTCATCAACCGGCAACCGGCTTTCTCTGCAATGTCCCGCGCATGCGTTGCCCATTCCTCGCCGGCGGCAAGCGCGGCCTTGAACACCTGAAAGACGGTCACCTGGGTGACGTTGCCATTAACCGCCGCAAAGGCTGCCGCCTGCTCGGCATGCGTCATCTGAACGATCTGGCACGGCACCTGTTCAAATCCGCAAGCCGCGGCGGCATGAGTGCGATGCTGCCCGTCAATGATCGCGAATTTCCCGCCCTCAACAGGCGAAACAAACACTGGCGAGAACTTCGACCAGCTGAAGTCCTTTGCGATTCTGCGGATCGCTGCCCAGTTCTTGCGTTCAAGCGGCCGCTGGTAGCAGTCGTCGATCACCAGCTGATCGATCTCGATCCATTGTAGGATCGGCGCGGGCCCAGGTGCGACCTCGTCTTCCGCGAGACCTTGCGGGCAGTCGACCTTTCGCCAGTCAGCCATCAGGTCGCCCTTTCCGCCAGAACGCAACGAGCCTCATATCACCCGCAGTCGTTTCAATCAGCATGCCTGTACTCCTTTTGTTTCCAGAAAGGTTTCGAGGTCGCACTGATCGCCGGACTGGCGGGACCGGCCGCGCCGGAACGCGGTCAGGTCGATCTGCCGTTCTGCAAGGGCGCGCTCCACGCGCCGGCATGCGGTCTCGAAATGGGAAGGGTCGATTTCAACCCCTACGAACGGGTTTCCGGTATTGATGCAGGCAAGCGCCGCTGTCCCGGACCCGAGAAACGGATCAATCACCGGTTCGCCCGCCAGGGCGGAATTCCGGATATAAGCCTCGACCAGCGGCACCGGCTTTTCGGTCGGGTGGCTGGTGGCATCCCTTTGGGGAAAATTCACGAGCTGCTTGTCGCCGCAATTGGCGATCGCGCGCGCTTCGCCCGCATAAAGATAGAGCACGAACTCAAGGTTCTTCATGTACCAGCGGTTTGCCGTCGCGTTGATCTTGTTCCACGCCAGCAGATTGTGAAACTTCAGACCGGCGTTGCGCGCCTCGAGCTGCGCCTCGAACTGGTTCTTGTCATTTGCAAAGGCGTAAACGTCTGCATTCTTCTGCAGGCAGCCTGCGACTAGTTCCATCACCTCTTGCCAGGTGATGCCGGTTTCCATCAGCGTGCCGGAATTGTCATAACCGGCCATCCAGCCGCCGCACATGACCTTGTGCTTTGCCGAACTCTTCGCCGCCCCTCCGGACGTCAGTTTGTAGGGCGCATCGAAACAGGCAACGCGAAACCTGCGGTCGAGCGCCGGAACAACGTCACGCGCATCACCCAGGAACAGCTGAATCTGACCGTCAAGGAAAGAGCGTGTCGGCTTCAGCATGCGACCGCACCCGCAGAACCGACCACTTCCCGATTGCGCAACCTCAAGAATGCCTGCAAGCTATGGGTGTAGCGGGGAGCTGATTTATGAAAATGCTGAGTGCGGTGATTACAGCCGTTATCGTTCTGTGCGGCACAGTCTTGTTTCTTAAACTGAAGTACCCTTCGACACTTTTGCTCGTTGCAACCCCGCTCGCCGAAGATGGGCCATCCCTGTTTCAAATGTTCCAGGCCATCGCACTCAGCGGTGCTGCGGTGGCCACCCTTTGGCTGACCTTTCGTAGGACCGAGGCGATCAACCGGCAGGCTGAAAACGCCCAGCATCAGGCAGACGCTGCTTTGAAGCAGATTGAAATTAACCAGCAACAACTGTTGAAAACAGGCGAGAAAGAACTGCAAGAGACTTTCGTAATCGCGCTTCGTCTTCTTACGGGAGAAAAGAACAATGCAATGAGTAGGCTCGCGTCTTTCAACATGCTTGAAGATTTGGCGAAAGAAGACACGGAAGCATTCTATAGTAAAACAAAAAACGTTCTCATGAATTTTGTAATTTCTGAGACCACAGAAATAATTTCGTCCGGGAATTTTGAAGAATACGCTAGTTTTGTTGAAATAATAAGAAGTATTCCCAGAACCAAATTTGATGTATATATCGCACTTACGACGATTAATAGGATTCAAAGCATTGAAAACAACGAAAAAAAGAGCGCCCTGATCCTTTCTAATACGATTTTTTCTAATTTTCAATTTGCAGGTGCTGACCTCGAAAATGTTCGATTTAATCAATCGTGTTTCAATTCCGTAACCTTCAACAAATGCAATCTTTCCGGTGCTTCTATGGAGAGGGGGCGGTATGTTGGTTGCAGCTTCATAGACTGTGATTTGTCTGATGCGACCCTTTCCGGCCAGTTTGATGGCTGCAAAATGATTGGCTGTCGAGTTGACGGGTGCACCCTCCCTGCCAGAGATGGATGGACGTTCGAGCGAAACAAACATCTCGCCAAAAACCCACCGAAGAAGCTCCCCAACTACTGGCCGCTTTACCAAGAAGACATCGATCGAGCCCGGGAAAAACTCGAACATGACATTGAAAGCTACGATGCAGAAAGTATTCACCCCCAAGCGAGTGAGGAAGAACGGGACTTGCTGAAAGCTACCTATTTTCGGGCAGAATTTGAGCGCATCCAAGTTGCCGTTCCCGCATTCATCGTCATCGATGACGAGGAATACGAGACCAACAAAGACGAAAAAGGTTCCTGACGGACCGATCGCGCAGATCCGGTGCTCGGAAGCCCTTACTGACTTTGATGCACTTCCATTCATCCACATGCCCTCCTCCTTTGTTCCGGCCCGAACAATCGCGGGAATGTTGCGACGGCCCGTTGCATGCCGATGGCTTCCAGTGCCAGGGCGCGGGCGACGGCCTTGATCTCGTCAAAGGGCGGCTCGTAGATCTCCGCCGGCGGACCTTCCGGATGGGCGGACCACAGGGCGGTCGCGGCCGGATCGAGGCTCTCATGGCTTTCGGCAACTTCTGTCCTGGTCAGCATCACCCTCACCTCACCCTTTCGCTGTGATTGAAGCCGCCGAAGCCGGCCGAAACCTCCTGCCCTTCGATCTGCTCGCGCAGTTTGGAAAGGTCACGCTGAAGCGTATCGATCAGTTCATGCGGCCTGCCCCCCCTCACGTGTTCAAACCGGCCACCGGCCAGCTCGCACAACAATTCCAACAGGGGCGTAACCTCATCACGCTGCGCGGAATCGACAATCAAATCCGCTAGCACGTCGACGGGCATGAAACTGTCTTTGTGACGCTCATTACCGGTGTTGGAATAGTCAGAAAGCGTTTGCTGATTGACACGGGTGATGAGCGAAACTGCATCTTGCCCGCCGGACATGTGAACGCTGCGTTGCGTCGCGACTTTCAGCCTGCGCCTGTTCCCGCTGGTGGTCGGCCGCTCCAATTTCATGACCCCACCCCGTAATTTTCTTCAGTTTTACGGGATGACGGAATTTCTTGTTCCTGAGACATTTGAACTCGAAGCAGGGCCAATTCCTCTTGCTCTGCTTCCGTGAAAACCACTTGTTCAAGCGAAATGGAGGCTTTTGATTTGATCAGCTCACACCAGATGACAAACAAGTTTCCGAGTGGAATTCGCCCATCAGCGCCTTTCTTATCTTTCGAAAGCCGCCAACGAAAAACTGAAGAAACGTCTCTGTTTACAAGCTTGCCCACGTTGGTCGGACCACCGAGCAAATCGACAACAAATTGTGCAGGATCCTTTTCCATGGTGAAAATATGAGAATATCACATTCTAAAAGTCAATATCCTCATGTTGAAAAAAATGAGATTATAGGCAGTGATTTTCAATCTAAGATTATGCAAAATTCTCCTATGAATGAGATTGACGCACGCACACGCATTGCCACTTGGTTGAAAGAATCCCTGGATGCCACCAGCATCACTCAGGACGATTTGGCTCGCGAAATTAAGAAGAGGCAGATTAATCTCGACCAATCAAAGGTCAGCCGGATCATCAACGGAACTCGTGGCATGTCTGCTGAAGAGCTTTTGGCAACAGCCGATATATTGAATGTTCCGCTTCCAACGATTGGAACGTCCAAGCCTCTGCTTCTGGCATCCGATGCAGTCAATGATGAACATAAAGGCTTTCATCCTGAATTATCAGAACTCGCGCTCGAAATTACAAAAGACTTGGAAAAAAACGAGTGTGACGGCGACCTGGAAGATGAGGTTTACATTCAAGCGTCAGCGTTGATCTACAATATGTTGCGCGGCGCAGGTGCATGGCATCCCAGGCTGTTCGATGAATCGAAAAAGCTCATGGCACAGGTCAAAAAAGACCGCGGCTTAGTAAATTTGCCCTTTACAGATTATGTGAAATCGGTTGCGATATACTACCAGACGTTAGCAAGGGCAGAACAAAGCTCAACCTGAAATAAGCGTGCGTAGGTATCGGGCCTAGACAATGACTTATGAAAAAGACAGTTCCAATAAGGGGTTGTTACAACCTGTAATACAACCTAAGATATCATATGAAAAATTCTTCAACTTGATGCTTCGCGCGCAGCGCAACAACCTTATGTTCTTGATCCTTGATGAGTGCGAAAACACATTCCACCACAGACACATCCATAAACTCTCCCTCAGAGAACAAAAGAAGTTGCATGCGTTAGCGCGGGATGAAATCGCAAGATATTACCACCGCAACGAATGGGAGTTCATCGAGGTAACTGGAGGCGTAGTGCAATGACTTGTAACATTGCCGATCAGCCCTGCGATCTCGTTGAGAAGGGTTGCGTGGACGAAACTGCTCAATATCTGCTCAAGTTGTGGTTGCGTACGAAAGGCCAGATTGCGGATCCGAACGTTTTCGAAGGCGTCGCTCCGTCGTTTGTCCGGCTATCAGGACACGTGCCGAAAGACGACAGCCCTGAGATTCAGTTCGTAGGAAGACGCAGTCTTCTAGGACGTTCCGTCAGGGCTGCTCGTGAGCGAAGGGACGACAGGCGCAAGCTCTTTGATCCGGAGCACCGAAAGATCGTGCGCGATGGTTTTGAGCTCGCTCTATGGCAACCAACTCTGCAGCTGGTTCAAGACTCTTTCGAAACCGACCAAGGTCTTTGCAAAATGACCTATGAGCGTATTTCCTTGAGTTGGAACGCTGGCTGCATTCCGTTCATTTTCAGCTACTCGAAGTTATTAGATACCGTCGTCTTAGAACCCGTATCACATGACGAACTTGACGACGACTATTTACAGCAGCAACCAGGTCCGGATCTATGGAGGCAGGGGGATCGTCCCACAGGAGCCCCTCTTCATAGGTAGTAGTGAAGCCGTAGGCCAGTGGGTATCTCATCGCCCAATCCCTTGGCTTCACCCACGTGAGGTACCAATCCGCGGAAAACTTCTGAACCGCAAGTAGTAGCATCAATGGAGCGAATATCTTGGGCAGTCCCTTTCCTTGGAACCCTTTTCTTTTCAGCGCAAACTCTCCAAAATAGGCAACGCGCCCACTCATCTCCTGCCAGAATTCTGGCTGCTCAGCACTCGGTGTCGCTCTTTCACCTTGCTTACCTGGATAACAGCGATGCCAGTATCTAGGGATAAAGTCGCCCATATTGCCCGAACCTAGATCGTCCATTCGAACGGCATTTAACGCGACCAATGAGCCTTCAGCATCAAACCCCCCAACCCAAAAAGCATTGGCTTCCGTGTAGGTGTTGAACGCCGTTGAGAAATGTGGAGTTAGCTCGGCCTTGTCATCTAGAGGCAGCAAGTCCTCAAGTTTTTCGAAGCTGGTGCCGTACTGCAGATTGACACCCATTTCTGATACCTGTCCTTCCAACACAGCTATGAGCTTACTGAGCTGAATCGGATCCGCTCCGTCCGACTGCATAACCCCTCCAAATCTTAGAACAAAAACGCATATTTATTTTTCTCATTTTTTGGGTTGACTTTAAATATGCATTTTTCTCATACTCTTGATATTGAACTCTTCTCAGTACCGGCACTGGAATCGGCGTCAAACATTAGCAGAAGCCACAAGGTCATGACCAACACATTACCCAATCTGGAACCCAGACTTTTCGCTTCGGAAGCCAAGAATGCCGAGTTGAAACAGAGCGTCACAGAACTGGAAACTCTGCCTCAAAAACTCGTTGACGACTTGGCCGGGTATCTGGACGGACCGCACGCCAACTTGATTTCCACGCAGGAGACGAACCAGTGACCGCCAGCATTCAGAACACCCGCTCGTCGTTCGCGGTGCTAAAAAAAGGCATTGCCTGGTTCAAATCCAACACGAAACAAACCCCGCAGGAACGGGTTTGGCATGTCGAGATTCTGCTCGACTCTTTCGAAAAGTGTATGGAGAGCCTCGCCGCGCAGATCCGGTTCTACCAGAGTGCCAAAAGCCCGACCCGTGCTCTATTGATCAAACATGAAGACGGCCGCTCTGAATATTTGAGCGGCCAATGCGTTGAGACCTTGTGTTTGCATCTGCCTGATCAGTCACAAGACGTCGTCGTTTATGGGAAACCGACCGCGCTCAGAGAGCTTGCCAAGGCATTATCCCAATCCGGCGAAAGAGTGACCGGTCCTCATTCGATCCACAGCCACGCGCAAGAACTCGCTGGTCTGAGCGATACCGAAGGGAGGGACGAATGAACCTTTCCATGTCCTTCCAGCAATTCGGCCAATGGCCAGGAACCTTCCGCCGTCCTGACGCGACTTCCCATCGCGAGAGGCTTGAGGACGGCTCCGGCCGGAGTGTGGCGCTCCGGCCGGAAAGGCTTGCCATTTCATTTTCTAATAAAGGATCGGTCGAATGACTGAGACCAACATATTACCGAAAACCGAAACCCGCCTTGCCGCTTTGGAGAGCGAGATTGCCGCGCTAAAACAGCGCGTTGCAGAATTGGAAGCGTGGCCGGGAGAGTTCGCGAACGAATTGAACAGGGAACTCTCCAACCTTCAGGTCGTCAATAATGATGGCGTGCAGGAGAAAGCGGCGCCACCGGTCCGGGTCAATGTACAACCGGCGACTGAATCCCTTCGTACAGCTTTGACAAGCAAACTGCGCCCTGCGAGCAACGGGGCATAGAATGACCGCTCAGTCTTCAATCTCTATTTCAATTCCATCGAAAACCGCGCTGATGATGTTTTCACCGTCACTGCGGACTTTCTCAGCCATGTCTGGCCGCGGAGCAAGGTCTTTTGCCACGCCATCGACCAGCTCCTCAAGGCCTTTCCGCAATTCGACAACACTTTCGGCAGCAACAGGAGCCGGGGCGAGCGCGGCTTTCAAAGCAAAACCTGCAATGAGTGAGGTAACCGTGGCGCAGGTTTCGATCGACGCCAGCCGCAGACGCATCAAGTCGATTTCATCTCTCTCTTTTCCAGCCATGTCTTTGGTTCCTTCGGGTGTGGTTGGAATGGCACCGTCGCCATGGGTGACGGCGGCGGTGCCGCTTTTCTCAAGCAGGATCACGCTAATGTACCTGTTTTGTTCCTGCAACCTTTGGTTTTTTTCAACCGGGCGGAGACCCGGAAACGCGGCCCCATCGAGCGGATCATCTCCTCTCAACAGCACAAGGAGCGCGCCATGATCTAGCGAACCAGGGCAACGGCGCGTGGATGACCTCTGACTAGGCACAAATCATTTCTTCCCGCGCCGCCCCGCCAAGCAGATCCGCAGCGGTCTGTTTCGCCGGGCTTTTCCCGAACAAGGAGTTTTCCGAAATGACTGATCCCGGAGGAGTCGCAGCCGACCAGCTGCGCGCCTTTATCGAACGCATTGAGCGGCTCGAGGAAGAAAAGAAGGTCATCGCCGATGACATCAAAGACGTCTATGGCGAGGCCAAGGGCAACGGCTATGACGTCAAGACCCTGCGCAAGGTCGTCTCCCTGCGCAAAAAGCAGCCGCACGAGCGCGAGGAGGAAGAAACTGTCCTCGACCTCTATCTCCACGCCCTCGGAATGCTTGGCCCGGACGATGATCCGGGCGCCGGATCGGAACCGGAGGCGGGCTGATGCGGCAGGCCTCCGATCTTCAGAAGGATAACGCGAAGCGGGTCGATCCGCCCGCGGCGCATCGGGCGCGGCAGTTCATGGGCGAAACCTGCCAGGTGGTCGAGGATCTCTCCTCAGCCCTTGGCGATCTGGAAATCTGCCTGGAACGCCGCCCGCACGACCGGGCGGAGATCCTCACCCTTTTCAAGAACTTCAAGAAACGCGCGATGGATCTCCACGGCAAGGCGATCAAGGCGTTTCAGGATATCGAAGCTGGCCGTTAGGCCGAAGGAGCCTGCCATGAACCAGATTTCCCAAAAGCTGACCACCCACGAGCCGGCACCGATGATGATGGCCTCCGGGCGCGTGGTTGATCTTGCCAACCTGCAAGCGGCCGACATCCACTGGCCGGACCTGGTCGAGAACCTCGTCAAGATCCCGCGTTTCAACGGCGCGACACAGAATGTCACCTACACCGTCGCGCAGCATTGCTGCCTGATGCATGACCGAGCTGCGCCGCAATACAAGAAATTTGCGCTGCTTTATGATTTCGCCGCTGCCTTTTTCGGCGAACCGTCCGTCCCGTTCCTTTGGCTTGCCGCCAACCATACAGACAGCCGCCTTGCCTTTATCGAGGCGATGCGCGAGGCCAAGGGCGACCTGACCGACGTCATCAACGAAGCGGCCGGCCTCAAGGACGAGGACGACGATCAGGCAATGTTTGACCGCCTTCAATACGTCAAGACGATCGACACCAAGCTGACCGCGTCGGAAGTCCGCGACGTCATGAACAGCGCCCTCAACGGTCCGCACTGGTCTTTCCTGCCGGAACCCTTCCCGATGCCCGTCAAGGCATGGGGCCAGGACAAGGCACGCAGGGAACTGGAAACCCGCCTGTTTCTCATCGGCATCCACGTGAGGGGCTGATCCGTTGTCCCTGCCCGGTCTTCTGGCAAAGAACGTTCTTTTCTTCGGCTCGATCGGACTTGTCCTGACCGGGCTGACCTGGCCGGTTATTTGAAGGCAGCCACATGACCTCCCTTCCCGCCAGCATGAGCGAAAAACTCGAAACCTTGTTCACCGACAAGGTGCTGATTTCGCATGCTGCCGCGGCCAGATTCATCGGCGTGCATGTACGCACCTTGACACGCTGGGGTGATGATGGCCTGATTTTCTATCGTATTCGGGGCACGCGGCGCGCCTATGCAAGAGAAGATCTTGCCGCCGCGATGACAATGGGGAACGAGCAATGTCAATCTTCAGGACACGCAGGCGCGACCCGGACACCGGCGAATGGGTCTACACGTCCCCGTACTACCATTACGACTTCGTCCTCACGATCGATGGGCAGCGTCGTCGATTTCGCGGCTCAACTGGAGAAACGGCTAAAGGACGCGCGAAGGCGTTCGAAGACAGAGAGAAACGGCGGGTAAGGGACGAAGGCCCGAACGATCAAATGACCCTCGGCGAGGCCTGCCTGCGCTATCACGAGGAGGTCATCCAAGGCACATCGTCCGCCGTCGACGAGCTGATCGCCATCAAACACTGCTGCAGGCTGATCGGCAACGAAGCCCGCATTAACAATCTCACCACAAACGACATTGCGATCGCAGTCAGAAAGCGCGCGGCCGAAACCAAGGGCAAGCACACCAAGACCCTGATCGCGCCGGCGACTGTCAACCGCCAGATCGTCGAAATCATGCGCAAGGTGCTGAAGCGCGCGAAACGTGTCTGGCATGTCAAGATCGACCTGGACGTCTTCGACTGGAAAGACATGCGCCTGAAGGAACCAAAAGTGCGCGTGCGCGAATTCATTGGCGACGAGGCCGACCGGTTCTGGGAAGCGATGCGCGAAGACTATGCCCCGTTCGTCTGGTTCCTCCTGTCCCGCGGCCTGCGCGTCAACGCGGTCACCGGCATGTCCAAGGACCGGCTCGACGAGCCGCGCTGCCGGATCCAGATCTGGATCAAGGGCGAAGGCTATGTCTGGGTGCCGGTCACCAAGGAACAGATGGCCATCATCGTCCAGGAGGCCAAAAAGGCGCCCGGCAAGGCGGTCTGGTCCTACGAGATGCAGCGCCACCCGCACCGCGGCAAGCGCAAGGCGATCAGTTACAACAGCTTCAAGCGCACCATGCAAACGGCTCTGAAGGCGGCCGGCATCACCGATTTCAAGATCCATGACCTCCGGCACGATTTCGCGTCAAAGCTCCTGCGCGCAACCCGCGATCTCGCCCTGGTGCAGAACGCTCTCAAGCACGCCGATATCTCCTCGACCGTGCGCTATGCGCATGTGCTGGACGAGGATGTGCGGGATGGCCTTGCGGCGCTTGAAACCAACGGCCGCCCTGCACTCGCTCGACCAAAGCGCCAGTGA